CTTTAATAGTGGCAAAGAAATCAATCATCTGGCGCGAGACTGCCTCGTACATGCTCTTTTCAATCGAGAAGTAATAATTAGTTGGCCTGGAATCGAGAGTGAAATTGACGTCGTCCTGCGAAAGGATGTTTACCATCTCTGAACTATCAACGTACTCGGGTAATGTTTGTTTTGAGGCATACAAAAATTGTGTGTCCACGACAGTTGTCTGGTTGGCTAAGTAGTCCTCACCACGACCTGTGTGTTGGGATCTGAGCATTGGACCGAGCCACCCATAAGTGTTTGTACCACCTGGGATGGCTGTAACGGAACCCGAGGATACATCAGGTACCGCAAACCCTGCTGTGTATCCTGTTCCTCCGTCGCCGGCATCAGAGCCGGTCACGGTTGCAAAATCCCAATCCAACAGAAGGGTCTCTATTGAAGGAAGATAAGAGCCAGTGCAGTCTTGGAAAACATACGCATTTCTATAAGGGTGTGCAGCACCAAAACTAGTAGGATCCTTTGCGTGAGCCAGAATGGTTGTGTTGTCCAGTACGTCCAGCCATGCACGTGCAGAGGAAATCTTGGCATCTGACTTTTGTAGGGCCCCCCCCAGGAAGTTCGTCTTGTTTGCTCCAACGAAAACACGCTTCGAGGACGTCATGAATTGCTTCGCGTAGTCCCCATCCATGCTGGCAGTTAAGTAAAACTCGTTCTCAATCTGATTATAGTTCAGATTAACACCGTAAAATTCAACTTTGTATGGTTGGTTGTCTCTTGTTGGTAAGGTTCCCGATACCTCCGAAGATAGTGGATATGAAGACGGGCCGATCTTGACGGCGAAGTTCCAACGTTGGTTTTCATAAACGCCGGGGATCGCCGAAGACGTGAGAGCCGGATGGAAGAACCCACCCGCAGAACCAGTCAAGATGAATCGCGCGGCGCCGGCCGAAATATCTTCGGCGCCCGGGGTATAGTCTTTGGCAGCTAATACTTGGAAGTTGGCCACGTCTGGTGAGTTCCAAGCAACCTCTGCGCCCGTTTCAGACTCAGACGTCTGTTTAACCGTGTGTATACCAAAAATAGACGCCGTTGCAAAATCATTGATAAAGTAGTTTGTCTCGCTGACCTTTTTAGGGGCCGGGAAAATAGCTTCAGCCTCAAACGTCATACCCCAGCCGCCTGTAAGATGACCAGACCCTGTAATAAAAGGTACTGAATTAGCATTCGCGCTGGCAGTTTGCTGGTATACTACCGCATTAAACCGATCGGGGTGATAAAAGTCAGCATACTTCTTTCTTGTTGCGCCGGCGCTTCGGTTATCTCGAATTTTATATGTAACATCACTTCCATATACTTTTAAATCTATAACTTCTCGGTCAATGCCGTAACAGCGTATTAAGTTGCGGAAGGATTTCTCTGTTCCTTTGGACTTATAGATATAAACTAAGTTATTGTAAATGTTTTCGTAAATTCTATTTTTAACATTGTAAATATCGTCTGCGAAGATCTTCTCATCGTTGCGAGCAGCCAACTTTTCTATAATGTCTGCGTCGACAAACATCTCAGGTGCAATTAATCCGACCGATTCAAGCAGTTCTTTCCCGAACGGAAGGGGTTTGGCGCTGGCACTAGTGTACAAGACGTTCTCGCGTATTGCTGGCAATGCCTCCATCTGGAGATGCATGCTATCAAAGAAGCTAGAGATAACCTGAGTCAGGTTTTTGATTGCTCCAGAATCTTCTTCGATAATCCAGGCCGGAATCGTATTATATAGAGATGCCGGGTTTGAGTAGTCATAAACTGACCCAGTGGCCAAGAGCTTGGTGCGCAAACTGACCACACTGGGGTGATCACCGTAGATAATTGGATCCTCGAATTCTATAGCAGAGGCACTTGACTCGATCATAGCTGACCCAGTATTCCTGGAGTACAAAGCCTCATAACCAGCAAACGTACCGTTAGTAATCCTGCCAGAGAAGTCGAGAGCCACTGAGTCTAAGCTTGAATCCCCGGTGATCCCCTCGTTAAACTTATAATAAACACCTAATTGTGTGTTAGCTGTGTCGCTGTTGGTGCCGCCGCCAACTTGGGAAAACCAATGGCGGCCGACTTGTCGTGCATCACGCTTAGTCTTCCAGTATCTAAATTCGTCTACGGAACCTGAGGTCTTATACCAACCAATAGAACCAGTTGTGACACCAGGAGTAGTATAGGCGGCGCTGTTCAGGGCGCCGACAGTAGCTACCAGGGCACCAGTGATCTCATTGATAGCTTGGCCAGTCTCGGTAACTGTATTGACGATGGTTCCGTTTTCATAAACCTGATATGCTAAATCAGATCCGTCATTAACGACAGTGATAGCATAATGATTCCAAGACCCGGTGCTTGTCAGAGTCAAACCATCGGAGATGGAATACAACATCGTAGAAGTTGCAACGCTTCCAGATTGCAGGCTGGCCTTGAGCCCACTAGTTGCGGCCGCACCATTGTTATAATAATAAACGTAGAAGCGCCCATACGGTGAGGAGGCGTCGGACCCAGAAAGTTGGGAGTTAGAAAGGTCGAAGAGTACCTGAGTTTGAGTGGTGACGTCCGGATCTAAATCTCCAAACTTTACCCAGAACTCCATCGTGGCGCCTGAAGAGAGATCGAATTTTAAGTTAGATTCTTGATTTTCAGTCGGTGACCAGACATTGGAACCACTGAAAGTTTTGTAAAGAGGTGTCGTAGTCATCCCGCTGGATGCGGTATGAGGACCTCCGTAAAAAATAATATACTCTTTACTGGTCGGATTGCCGGGCTGGGCCGAATCAATTGCGTATCCAGTAGAAGGGTTACCACCAAAAGTAACATACCCGTTCGTGCGAGGATACTCATTATTAAAGATGTATAAATCAACACCGGAAGAACTATTCTCCCACTCTAATTTTTCTTGGTGTGAACCATCATAAGGATAGTTTTTTAAAATACGATTAATCGAATCGTCATAATACTTCTCGGCTGAACCGTATTTAACAAAATTTGACGCTGATGAGAAATCTACGTGTGGGAGGAACCGATTCTTCTTCTTAAGATAATCTTTTATATAGCCTACCGACTCTACTTCGGTGGCCACGGCCTCAAGGCTTTTATCCTCCAGGGTCGTGTTACTATGTTTCTTAAACAGATCTTTTATGCTGCTCATTCTTCTACTCTAAACTTGTAACTCTCTTTGCTCTCAATATATTTTCCGCTAAGGTAATAGAGGTATCGGACTGTATAGGAGTAGCCAGCTTCTAAAATACTGACATCGAAATCAAAGTAGCTCCCCGTAACATCATAAGATAACTTGGTATAATTATCGCTTCCTGTACCAAATGCTACAACTTCAAACTCGTCTATAGTGCGAGAAATATTATAATAGACGCTCTCAATGGTATAATTCGCGATCTCTTGTGTTACTTTTGTATATACATTAGGAGTCCAGTCTTTTTGCCTGGTGAATAATCGGAATCTTGTATTCTTTTCTTCTTTATTATAAGACGGCTTCAAATTGGTCATACTACTAACGATATCTGGGCTAGGATTATAATTCGAGGCTTGAAAAACTTTAGGGTCAGAGGAGCCAGTATGGAACTCCGTGGTATCGTTATGCCACATATCGAAAACTCGTGTCAAAGCAGTTGTACCAGTCACAGCAATGCTGGCTGAATAGATGCCTGTGGAAACGATGCCCCCTGTGGCATTCAAGTCTGCTGCGGCCGCGACGTCTCCGCCAACGCTCAATTCTAACTTGTTTGTACCGGGAGTTGTATTAGTATCAGAACCCGAATACAAGCTTACAAAGATAGCCTTGTTAGTGAGGTTCGGGATTTCCTGCAACTGGCCGCGGACATAGTTATATAAATACAGCGTATTAAGGTTGTCGGCTGCTGTCGCGATACTACTGCTAAAATAAAAGTCGCCGCGATTGTCGGATACCGAAGAGTCCCATCGAGCTTCGATAATAGGGCGTTTGAAGAAGTACTGCGACCCCCGAGCAAAAAACTTTTTAGTGTACTGCGAGACGCTACTACTCTCCAGACTAGAGGTCAGCTTCACACACAGTCCATGGTTACTAAGGCCAGCGGTGGCTCCGCCTTTGATCCAATCTTCAACGAGGGGGGTGATATCTAGTTCTATATCTTCAGTGCCATTTGGCATTGCCACATCAAACCACGTTCTTGTGGAGGCATTCTTTATCTCATTGAAAGAACCGCCGTCTGTTGCGATCCCCTCAGTGTCAAACCAGGGTGTCCATTGGGAACCTGAGTAAAACCCTTGTACCGACCCCGTATTCATCGACGCGCTAGCGTACGTCGTGCCGTCAACTAAGGTACCATTAATGTGCGTGTTACCTATTTGACCGGCTTCTGTTTGATACAGTGTAACAATCGCACTTGAACCATCCCAGGACGCGCTGATCGGAACAGAGCCTGCAGCTAGGGCGCCCGTGAGTGTGTTGTAGACCGCATTGGCTAAGTTGGCCGCAGAACTCATATCCGAAAGACCCACCGAAGTTGCCGTTGAGGCGGCGCGGGCCAAAGAAGTATCACAAGTGGCTGTATAAGATGTGCCATCAGTGCCGCTGAGGATTAGCGTTTTTCCGTTCATCCCAGTATTTGCTGTGGCTATCGCCGTCACGGAACCGGTAGCGGCGACCAAAAGATCGCTAGCTTGCAGCCAGTTTGAACCAGTAGAGCCATACGTTAAATTAGAGTAAGCCTCCATGTCCATCCCATAACCTTCTTGCCAGGATTGAGATAAAGCAATTACGGTATATGTTGCATCCCTGGGAATTGATGAACCATGGGGCGCGTTAAACATGCGTAGGTAAAAAGTCACGCTGCCGCTAGCTGGGATGTCTTCGTTTGTTCGATCGGTAGAAATTGTGCTTATTGGAAATTCAATGATAGCTCGGGACAATTCTTGTGATGTGGAAGATTCCTGACCGAAAATATGGAAAATCTCCAAGATGTCGGCGCGGCCCATATTAGATCCAGTGGCGCGAGTGCTTAGGTTGCTCTCAAAAGCATTTGTAATCGTGTTGTCGGCGCCAGCCGTATACCTTTTAATCGCCATTACTTGAGTGTCCCTTTAATATCGCTATCAGGATACTTAATCTCCCAGATAAAGTTTTCTGGAAATGCGATGTACCTTCCATCGGCGCTTTGGTAGTCCTCGATCACGAAAGAGACGGTTGAGTAGTTACTCCCTTCCTTTTTAGTAATATCAACTGTTACCACATCAACAATCCCTCCTACATCATTAATTACATTATAGATATCTGAGATATAGAACGGCTGCGCAATATTGGGCAATATTTCGAAATGTTCAGCCAAGGCGTCCTGAACATCTTTCAACACATCAAATCGGTTTGCTTCCACGTCTGCAATCGCCACAAATTCAATACCCAGATTAACCAGACGTGCGTCTAGTATATCTATAGTATCATTGACCATCTTAACACTAGCTAACCAATTTTTTAAATTTTGTTTGATAGTTGAGTTAGTTTCAACAAGTTTCTCAGAAGAGTCTTCCGAAATAACATACAAATTTAGATTCCTCTTGAATGAATCTTTGTCTTGCACTATATTACAACGCTTGATAGCCCCCAAATCAGACGGCATATTGTATATCATGCTTATATAGTCCTGCTTCGTCACCGCTCGATTCTGGGTTGCAAAGTGAGAAAAAGCACGATGCTTCAACTCCTCTGAGGTAGGGTATGAAATACTACCCACAATTGAATCTTCGTTCGAAACCTCTAGCGAATTCATGACCGCCGTTGCGGCGTTTGCCGAAAGGCTTGCAAAGTTGGGAAAACGAAACGAGGGATTAGCAACAGTGTCTAGTGCTGTCGGGGCAACGTTCATGTTTGAACTGTTGTTTACTCTATAGACAACTGTCAGCGTAGTGTTGGAGGGACCCACTCCGAGCTTGTCTGTTGCAATCAGGTTGTTTGGGTCTAGAGTCTTGTCAGAGAAATAGTCCTTTCCGTGCACATCCAGCACAACGTTGCTCGGATCTGCCACAGACTTTGTAGTTAATTCTGAATCGGATCCGAAACCAAACTGAAGATATACCTGAGTACGCTGGCGCTCCACTGTAAAGCGTCGAGGGACGGGTACTGCGGTCAACAACGATTGTACAGAATCTGCATTCGTACCCCTATTTTTTAATGATTTATAGACTACGTCCTGAGAAAGATAATCAACTTCATGATATTCATTACCGTCCGAATCGGTCACAGAGATAATTTCGGTGATGTTGTTGCCCGAGATCCTAACTCTCTTGAATTTCTCAAATGTTCCCACTTGTGCGGTTTCGCGTACAAGTTGACCTGACATTACCTGTCCGTACGCTTTGATGGCGAAATAGGTTGTATTGCCAGTATCAGGATCTTGGCGCGCCGAGACTTTTCCAGCTACAAACCGCGTATTGGCAAAATTGACGTCCTCATTAAGAATAAAGCCGCGGCCGTCGGCGGTCATAAATTCACTACCTTTCTCTAAAACTGGCAGATAGCTTGTATCTGGGCCGGTGCCGATAGTGTTGGCTGGCACAATAATATAGAAAGAGGCCACGCCCACGGACGAAGGCGCCAAATCCAACTTGAAGCCCAGCTGTTTGCTAAGCTTGATAATGTTGTCGTACTCTAATGCGGTTGATAAAAACGACTCGTTTGCCTGATAATCAACATAGAAGGAGAGCATGTCTCCCACATAGGCCACTGTGTCTAGGAGTAATGAACCAAAGCCGGCTTCATTGAAGTCTCTAAAGGTGTCAGGATAGTATCTCTTCGCGTATTGTACTAATTCATTTTTTATTGATACAAAATCTCTACTAGTATAACTGACAGCGACTTTCTTCTTTGGCATTAACTTTTCCTCTCCACCCTAAATAGTTTGAAATCCGGTATTTCTTACAGTTGAATTGGTCACCTCAAACCTGTCTTTTATGTTTATTCCAGGTATATGGTACTCGATAGAGATCGACAACAACTGAGTTGTGTCATCGAAGCCGATATTGACCGCGCTTAACTTAATAAAGGGCATATACTTGCGGACCTGCTGGTTGATACGAGACCTTAAATTTTCCTCAAGCGCATATGAGTTTTGAGAAAACAGGTAGTTTCGGAGTCCTACGCCAAAGGTTGGGTCCATCATCCGTTCACCAGGGGCGGTGAGAATTAGATTTTTTAAATTTTGTTTAAATACTTGCGTCAAAGTTGTGTTCATCACATAACCGTCTTCGGTGTCCCTCTCAAACGGCAGTGCTGGTGATATAAAAGCCATATTAATGTCCTCTTGATGTTAGTAAATATTTCAACTAAAATATTATTCCCTATTATTCGACCGAGAAATAGTCAGGTACTTCTACTTTACATTCCTCATCAATTTCCTTGTTCGATGTGGGGTCGCATGAGTTATCGTCAAACTCTGGCCATGGCGGAAGTGATGGGAAGTCCGGACAATCCCACTCCTTCTTGATGCGGTTCCCTAGACCGCCAAAAGTTCCGTCTGTAGGTATCACCGGGCACAAGATGAGTTTCATCAGCCCAAATGGGTCCAACATTGAGCCAGCCAACTGCAGGATGGCCAACACCGCTGCCAAAATTGTATCGAAAACGACGTCTATGGCACTGAAGCCCATATCGTCCAGTAGACTCTCCCAATCAATACCGGTTAAGCTGATGCCCCAATCTGAATCGCAGCGGCCGGACTTGTTCCCAAAGGGACTCTCGTCAATCATCAACAAATACAACAATCTCAATGCCGCCTTCAACCCCTTGAATGCTTTGTCTGTTTTGTAATACTTATTAGAAACAAAGGATTCAGCAAATATAAAAGATGTACCAAATACTCGGTCTGCTGCCATTATGTATTCCATCAGTCGTTTGTAGTCTTCGCCGTCGATCACTTGTTGCTGGAGAGTTTCCCACAAGGTGTCTCCGTTGGGCAACTGGTGTCGATATCTCTCAACATCCCTCACTTCGTGTGTCCATTCAAAATCTAACGGGATCTCCATCTCTTGTGAAGCTAATGGAATCACAATACGTCGGAAGGTAGACGATGCCAAACGGTTTTGTCCTTCTTGGCCACGAGAGAGACGTTCGAGATCTGGGTCTCCCACCTCTGTCACCAAAAAAGCCTTTTCTCGTATGGCCGACCTGGTGCCAGCATTGGTTAACTGACCATGCTCCGTTGGCTGTAGATCCGGGAATAGGCTCTGAATGGTGCTTAGATCCTCGTCATCCCGGGCCACGTATACAAGACGTACACCATAGGCCAACTTATTGAAGTAACCACCTACCGTGGTACCTTGGGGGCCGCCATGCAGAGCGAGGCCTTGGCCCCCCATAAAATCTTGCCAGGCATTGTAGTTAACCACATCTTGCAAGTCAGCATTTCCAACAAAATCAAAAAATTGATTACGAGTCGCATTACCAAAATGACCCTCCGAGGCGCCCGGTGGTACTATTCTACCGCTATTTCGACGACTGTCGGCTCCGCCGCGGCGCACTTTCAATGCTGTACCCCACAAACCTTCAGAATTCTCGTTATCCACGACTCTCATGTACCTTTCAAAATAAAAGGTACCAACTGCCGGTTCATAGGTATCATCAAACCGGGCGGGCCTATAAAAATAAGAAGGGGGCACATCGTGTATAGAGGTGCCGGCCTGCGTGAAATCAACAATCGACTCAGCTATACTTTTATGGTGCACCCCCTCCCACTCTGGGGGTATTACACCAGCGTGAGCCCGTTGGCGCGCCTTTTTGTGAGAGTCGATAATATAATTGTACTCTCTTTCAAGTTCCAAAACCTGATTTTTTAATAAGAAAACTAACTTTTCCTCAAAAGCCGCGGCGTCGGAAAGATCAATCTCAACATCCATCACCGGGTCCCTAAAGCTCTCCCCACTCTTTCCCATATCACCAATAATTTTATCAACGCCTTTTTTAAACTCACAGTAATAGACGTCATCTTGACTGATATCACTCTTGAGGTTTTGGACAATGTACAATGGCACCACATTTGATTTGAACATGTCGCTAATTCTAAAATTAACCAAAACAGGGGCTATCTTCAACAGAAACTCTAAAGTATAAACACGTAAGATTAAGTAAACAACGCCGGCCATAGCTGCGGTTTCAAGTTGAGAGAGATCTTTGTTGGCAAAGGGATCATCCGGGTCTTCGCAAAAGGGACTGGAGAGAAAGTCGTTTTTAACCTTCTCTTTAATCGTATCGAGCGAAAGAAGATCACCACGTGGGGCCGAGGCGCCTATGTCAGGCCCATCATAACCAGGGAGTGCTGCAATTTCGTTCGCCTCTTTAGAGCCCATCTTCACAAAAACGCGTGAAACACTGTTGTCGGGCGCCTGGACTTCGACAGGTACAACTCCGCGGGCTCGCTGCACTCTCTGGTTTGAAGATGGAATAACCTCCAAACTAGACAACTCTGCTGGACTTGCGAAAAACGGGTTTGGGGCCCCGTTTGTTGAAAAAATCATGTTCTGGAAAACATTCCCCATCATTCCCGACACAGCCCGAGTGTACAACGCTCCTACTTCCTCACCATGGCCCGCCTGAGCGGTGGCCACAGGATCAACCTCAGTAGGAATATGTCTTTTTATAGCATCGCCCAAAAAGTCTATAAATAGAAGGGTCTTGCTTAGAGATGAGGCTCTCGGATCTTTATAGTAATCCTGATAAACTGTTTCATATTTTTCAACCGCTGTGAGACTGCCTGGAACACCGAAGGCCTGTCTCTGTCCGTCTACTCTATGCTGTTCTGCAGTCACGGTGCGCTCATATTTCAGCTGAAATGCGTCATACTCATTAGCGTCGTCAACCAAATCCAGGACCGAAACATGGGGGGACGAATTTATGCGCAAGCCCGAGATGGTTGGGTTAATTAGACCTGCATTCGGCCGGAAGCCGTCTTTTGCTTTGTTTGATAGAGTGTTAACAAAGTCTTTAGCCGGATACTTAAAATCAAGAGTGCTTGCGAGCGTTGTCCTATTTGTTTGAAGTTCGCTGCTGTAGGGGATGCCCTCCCCCACACCATAACCCACAGCTTCGTACAAAGAGAACCGGGCGTTTCCGGCTGCGAGATTGCGAAATTTATCTATGGGCACCAGTCCCTCGGCCCGGGGAGAAGTGACGGTATAAATTATTGTTTGTCCTTCTAGCCGACTGCCGTAATCTAAGTGACTAGGGAACTCTATGATGCTACCATCTAGGCCTGGCACAAGCGACAAAAAGGTCGAAGCTAAATCTAAAATAGTGTATGGGCCAGCGTTTCCTGGACGAGTTTGTATGGTTCGAACTGGTGGTGCTACTATCCCCGGGGGGAAATTCTCCCTAACCTTCTCAATCATCGTCGACCACCCGACAAGAGACATCAAGGCGGAAAGACCACCGTTGGCCATGCTTGGTGGTAGCTGACCGGGTAAACCCATTTGAACAAAGGTATCACCGGCCGAGTTGCGCACTTCGTCCATCTTCGACCACGCCAGCCACTTACGGATGTGCTCAGTAATCAGTTCCTGGTCGACTCCGGCTGCGGCGAGGGCGTTCCGGTCGGCGTCGGTGGGTGTGAGGCGGTCTGCAGGAGTTGCGGAGGCGTTGTCGTTTGTGACTGTAGTGTGACCTGCAGGCATAATAGGTGGCCACCAAGGGCCGCCAAAGCGGACGAACTCATTTGCCTTTTCTTCGATCCCATCTCGGTATAATTGAAACATCTGTTCAACCCAGGCATCATCCTCGTGTGTGAACATATAAACACGCTGAACATGGTTAGTCCAGGTTATTGGTACCCCGTCCTCCACCGGGCCATTAGGATCGTAATTAACAACAAGTTCTGGACTCGTTAAAGCTTTCAACAGCTGCGGGGCGCCGTGAGACCAGCGTGCATTAACATCGTGATAAAACGTATCGATGGCAACATTGTTGGCGTTTTCTATTACTGGTACTCTCTTCCAATCGACAACCGGTGGGGGTGCTCCGGGGGCTGCAGGTTCGCCCGGGGCAGGAGGGGGAGGGGTGCATTCGTCAATAAGGGGTGCAACTGCATCGTTATGGTTGCCGTCATTTGCTAACTGCTTAGCCAACTCGTCCATCAAGTCTTTAAGTTCGTCTCTTAACTGGTCGGCCGAGGTACCTCCGGAGCCAGGGCCTCCTGCTGCAGAGTTTTGCTGCTGCCACGCGTCGAAGAGTGTCCCGGGAGGAAGATCGCACAGGTCTTCAATCATTGCATCATCAATGTTCAATAGTGCATCACAAAAATCTGGGCTCACAAGTTGGCCGGCTGCCTTAAAGAACTGCGCTATCCTGTCGGTGTCCGTGAACGTATTTTTAAGAACCGGGACCTCATCAAAGGCTGCCTTGACTTTTCTTAATAACTCTATCCCCGCAGTTCCTCCAATCAATTGGCACAACTCTGCACTACTAATTTGGCTGGTAATCTGGTCTAAAATATTCTCTAGTGCGGTAACAAGATCCGTTTCTCCGTCGAAGGCTCCCAACAATTCGTTTAGCGGCCCCATTAACGAAGCGGGTGTTTCTGTGTCGCCAAACAAATCATTCAGCAAGTTTCTTAAATCGTCTTTGGACAGAGGGATGGAAGGGTTATCAGAGGGAATAAAGTCTTCATCAAACGGCCACCCAACATTAACTGTCAACTTCAAATCATTACAAATTTTCGATATCAAGCCGAGTATTTTCAAAGTGGCTTTCACCGCTATTTGCTCAAGCGCTGTCCACACAGCCTCTTCGGCTACGCGAGCAATCGCCTCAAACAAATTTATTGTGGGGAACTTCTCAGGTAAGTCTAAGGTGGGAACAAGTCTTGGAAACTTGAAATCCGACAATGTAAATTCAGGATTAGTTAAAAACTCTATAATAGCATCAAGTAATTCGCGCAGCACCTCGCATAATTCGTCAATCGTGAAGACATCGCTAAGTCGCTCAAAGTATTGTGCCGAATCTACGAAGGCGCCGGCGTGGTTCCGATAATCCTTTTGAGTATCTCTTAGACCTTGGATCTCTTGTGCAAGTTCTTTATTTGCCAATAGCAAGAGCCGACGGTCTTCTGGTGTCTGTTCAGGTGGTGGATTCTCAAGTAAATAAAGATTAAAATAGTAATCCTCTTCTTTGAAGCGAGCAAGCTGGTTAATCGTCTGGCCCACGCCAGTGTAGGTATTCATGTAGGAACTTACGACCTGGCCCCCAACACTAGACGCCCACTGTGTATATGGTACCAGGACTTTAGCACGGAACTCTTCAACGCCCAAGTGTTCTAAGACCATCTGCAGTCTCGTCTCACATGTGAAGCCCAAGCCTACGATATTCATCAAACATTCGAGGATCTGCTTTGCAACCCATTCAAGACCGTAACGATTTAAAAATACGTCGTAAGCGCCGCCAATCGAAGTTATGTGCTCAACAGTGCGATCCAAAAAAGTAAAAGTAGGATCACCTGGATTGTATTTGCGTTTCTTGGCACGTTCATATACTTGTGAACGTATGATCGGATCCTGGAGCATCTTATCTTCTCTCTGGAGTTCCTGAAAGCTTTTTATCCCTGGAGACTCCTCAGCTTCCATAAATTCAATGAACTTCGGTCGAGGCACAATATATTGTTTGGCTATGGATACAAACCCTTTTTTATTACGCTGAGCATCTACGATACTCGACATGTTTGCCAAATAAGAAACGTTCTTTGCTGAAGAAGCTGGGAGGTTGGCAAACCGTTCAAACCCTACAAATAGAGGCATCTCGCTGAAATCTTTATTGACTGCTGTAAGGCCCTTTAATAAGTATTTATCGTCATAGACTATTTTAAGTTGGATGGGAGGGGCAGAACCCACCTCATTCTCACGCATATAATTGCCAACGGCGCCGCCCAGTTTTGTATCGGATTTCTGGTTGACCTTTATAAATGCCTCAAAATTATCATATTCTTGAGAAAAGGAAAAGTCCTCTGGTTCGGTTATGTTCCCTTGAGCCTTCCAGCCCCGCAACTCCGCATCCAGTTCAGTCATGGTTTGTTTAAAGTTGGCCAAATTTTTCTGGAATATTGTTAACCATATATCTTGTTCCCAGAAATAGTTGTAATAAGAGCCGTGCCCAAACAACGTTTCATATGCAAACTTGTCACGGATGTTCTTATCAATCATGTCTATATAAACACGGTGAATGGTAACCTTAAAGACCGCGCCACGAGGACCTGGCGCATAATCAGACACAACCGCTTTATTAGCTAGCGCATCAACAACGTCGAAATTCCCAATGCCTTGTTTGTCAAAATATTGTAGTAATTTGTCAACCGCTGCCATCTTAATAAAATCAACGGGCGGCATCTGGGGAGGGTCGAGCCTCAGCTCCTCGTTGATGCCCTTAAATAATAGTTCCTCATATGTTTCTGGGGTTACGTTTGGGCCCGGCTTGATGTCTACTGTGCCTCGTAAGTATGCATCAATGTTAATTGTGGCGGCTGCGGTAGCCAAACCCACCGAATCACTGAAATATGGTAAGGTCTGTTTGCCATCGGCGGTAATAGCTATGTTATAAGTATTGTAATCTGTATCTACCCACGGTTCGTAAACGGGCGTGTTCCACCACTCAAAGGGTTTCTCGCTTAGCCGGGGTGTCCATTCTTTCTCTTTATATTGGGCTAGGCTTGTGCCCTGCACTGCCGCAATAGCGGCCGCAATCTGGCTACCTGATGCCGCAAGAATGGCGGTGGGTGTTGGGAACATAAACGCAGGTAATGCAGGGAGCGGATTACCACCAATAGATTCTGCTACATCGATCTCACCATTCGCCAAGCGGGTATACACCTGCCCCTCAAAAGAACTTTCTGCTATAGCATACGTGTTTTCTAAAAAATTGATTGAGGCTTCTGGGTCGATAAGCAGTTTCTCTTCGATAAAGCCTCCTGAGCCGGTGATGGGCCCGTTTTGCTCCTGAAACCGGGTTTTCGCGGCGTTGAGCGTGTTCGTTGATACAAATTTGTAATACGTATGATTGCGCTCACCTGGCTTAAATCCTTGCTCCAGCAGAGCAGCGATGTTACCGCCTTTGTCAGCCGATCTAAGGGCGAGGGCGAGATCGGCGGCGGCGAAGTCTTCTTCAGTGGTGGCACTAGCATGGAGCCACTCGGCGTATGCATACGTGTCGGGCGCAGGAGAACCCGCTGCTTCCCAAGAAGCTTGTTCACTCCTAGTCCAGGTTTCGCCAGGGGCGCCTGGTTTTGGTAATAAATCGCCTAACTTTGTTGTCATCTTAGTTTGTCTTGTTCATAGGGCTTAGAATGTACTTGGTACCAGAAGGGCTTAAGTAATTAGTTTTTACACTTTTAAACATGAGCTTATTTTTAACCAAATCTGGGATAGACTTTCCTACCTGATGCTTCATTTGGAGAATGCCCGCTACCGTTGTCATCGGCGTTGCTATCGATGGAGCGGCAAAGTAAGGACTAATATGTATGTGGTTTGCCACCGTCGCGTTAAACTCAACTTGAGAGCTTAAAAAGTGGCCCACCAACTCTCCCAACGAATCGATATCGGCCACGATCTTGTTCAGGGCTGCAACTAGATTATCACCTTTGACGAGTGGTTGCAGGAGTGGGACCCCATTTTTGTCCAAGCCATCTTCATACATTGAAATTAGTTCGATACCATGCCGGGCGCATTCGCCCGTTTGTGAATTTCTTTCTTCGGCTGTGGCTACTCCGGTTACCAACTTTATGCCTTCTCTGCCGATCACCCTGATTCCGTCGGCCTTAATGAGAACTGCTGAGCGTGTTTTTGCATTCCCGATTCCCCCATTCGGAAGCCTAAAGTATTCATCAATATCCGATTTTTCAGAGATGTATATACGGGCTGCGTCATCCATCGGAAGCGGATCGACCGCTTTGTCGTTACCAACATTTTTGCACGCACCTCTTCCCACAACCAAATCAATGGCAGCACAATTGGTGTCGCCTTTGCCCCCGTATCCATGTTTTCTCGGACCCATATTATCTTTGGTTAAACAGATGTAAGATCCGTAATTATTCTTGAGGGGAGGCTTGTTTTCGCAATCTCTCTCAACATAAGTGGGGCTCGGACCGGCGGGGCCTGCTCCGCAAAACACATTTCTTTTATACCCCTCATCACCACACTCGGTTTGTTGTTTATTATGCTCCTTGATTGCGGCGTTTTTAGGGGGCTTGACAGCCTTTTCTTGGGTGCTCATAATATCTTACCTCCGGCGCCTTGTGGGCGAGGTGCAGCTGCATGCTTGCGCGCGTCTTGGTTACCGGCAGTACAAGCATCCTCAGGGGGGACTGTTTCATCGGCCACGGCGACGGCGCTTACTTCAGCAGCCGTAGGCACCATTAAATGAATAGGAAAGTCAAGAGGGCACGGCCTTGAAGTACAATTGGCGTGGCGCAACAGAGTGTAGCCTTCTTTTATCAACTGGGGGACTTTTTTCTTGCTTTTTTCACAGTCCCCTTCTTGGCTAAATCCACTTGGCCACCCTTGACGTGTAGTAGGGGGCCCGCAGCGAGGCGGCGCAACACTAGGCGCAATTGAAAATCTCTTGCAAAGATATGCCGTTAGCATTTTTGCAGACTTAATTTGTTTTTCGGGCCAACTATTCTCACGAACCCGGGGATTGTGACTCATATCTATTCCGATAGAAAGAGTATTATTGCCGCGGCCTGCATGGTAAGCTATAAACTCACTAGGATCTAGATATTCATACACAATCCCTTTGCGATCAATTTCATAGTGTGTTGAGACTTTTCTCTCATTCAATACCCTCACCGTTCCTTGCCAATTCGCGGGGGCGCCGGTCATGTGATAAACGATTGATTGTGGCAACGGGCGCTTTCGACGCTCAAGAAACTTATCCAACAACCCGTATTTCTTGACGATAATGAGGTCGCCATGAGCCTCGACGCCAGGGGGTAACGGCGTATCTGTGGGAGGATGAGGGTTATCCCCAGTTGCGTCTTTCCCGGCACCTGAAGGCGTAGAACATTCAGTAACTTGCAGGGCTCTCGCGGAGCGTGATACAAGTGGGTTCATGATCACTTCACCATTCTTGTTTTTCACTACGTCAAGTACGGTTCCGCCGCGAGAAGGAAACTTCTTATCGTAAAGGCTCACTTGTACAAAATTACCAGGACGGATAGTTTCAGAAAAACTATTGGGAATCTCAAATACAGGAGCTACATTACACAACTTCTCGGCGGCTGCAAGGTTCTGATTGCATAAATCAGAGATTGTGGGTTGTGTTGTGGCTTGCACTGTTCGATTCGGAAGCGGCAGCCCAATACACAGTTCTGGTATTATAGCATTAACAGTGTTAGGGGGCAGTTCCGGTGGGCCTTCCTCTGTACTTGATATAATTCCTTTACCTCCCACAGGACCACACGTATTGCCAGCTGTGTCCATAGTCGAATCGTTATAGCGCACAACATAAGCACTAAACGAATTGCCGGCTTTATCAATCAGGTTGGGATTAATCTCTTTTTGAACTAATTCTCGTAAATATGTGATTTCAGTGATGTTATCAGTATCAATGAGAACTAAATCAGGTGCCAGGTTAGGATTAGTCTGATAAAAGGGAAGATTATCCTTACCGGTTGAATTCCTGTTTCTCTGTCCCATCAGTCGCCCTCAGGCGAATCTTCATCTTCCCTAATAAGATCAAAGAGCGCATCCTTGTCTAAATCAGTAAAGCCTTGAACAACGCTATCTTTCTTATAAAGAAGGTTCGTAATCTTAACTAACTGTTCATTGGATCGTTGGAGGGTTTCAACATATTTAGATGCAATCATGCCGCAGTCTTTGTGAGCAGATGTATCCTTTTTCATATACATAATCAAATCAGCCAAAAGTGAATTGACGACATTCCTGTCCCTTCTCACATTATCCACGGCCTCTTCTAGCCTGTCTTCTAGATCTAGATCTTTCCTGCGTCCCATTTCTTCTTGAATACTCGGTATTTTTCTCGCATCTTATTGAGATTGTTAACGACCTGTTTTGTGTTCAGGCCCGTCAATTCTCTCATATACAAGTAAATAGCCTTTTTATTAAAAATTTCAATATCATCGGAGTTAGAAAGCAGTATTTTTACAGCCTCAAAAACCTTTCGTTCGTTTATTTTCATATTGGGACCGACATCCCAACCTTGAATCTCTTCCCACAGATGTTCCCAAAATTCGTCTCTCTCGCGGTCAGCGGGGTACTCAATCGCGGCAGACAGATGAGTATGCTCTAGATTCTTTGATATGTCCTCGAAGTAAACTTCGCGCTTGTTTTGTTGTGCGGTCTTCTTTACCTTATGAATAAACCAATTTTTTGTAATAACACTAAAGTAAGAGAACGCCTTGGAGCCACGGTTTGGGTCGTACTTGTCCAGAATTGTTGTTAGCCATATTTTACACTCGTCACTTAGGCTTTCGATATTTGGTAAACTTGTAAATTTATAAGTATAAATAATCTTGTCCACCATCTCACTAAAGGCGGGTTCGATATAGTGTATATAGAGCTCTGTGCGCACCTCTAAACTTTCTGTCGAGGCGTACCGAACAACTGCCTTTTCATGCTCCTCTGTAAAGTAGTACCTTTTAGTTCTCTTCTTCGGCATCGGAGCCCTCCTCTTGATCGGTCCCATATTGATACCACTCCCACTCCGCAAACTCCTCCTCATCTTCTATGTTAAAGACTCTGCAGAAATCTTCAATGTTCTCCTTAATTTCACGGCTATGTATTAGGAGTCTCTCTAGCGTAGGCTCACCGTAAAATGTTTCTGATTCGTATATCTTTTTAAGATGAGAGCCGTATGCAATAATATTATATCTTAAATTACCGATATTGGTATTTAAAAAACCATACTTTGTTAGCATCTGGTATAGATACCATAGCAAAAACGCGTTGGCTGTTGCACTCAAGGCTATAGCTATATATAAATAAATTTCATTCATTGGGTTCAACCACATATTCCTGCGAGGTCATATCTCTCTTTTGTTCTTTCAGTTCGTCACGTGAGTCTTCAATGAAGCGCCTGACCCGAGTACCAGAGGTATCGTTTGTTTCTGGGCGGAAAATCTTCGGGACGCTAAATATTTTAGTGATCGAGCCCTTTTCGGAGCACTTACTTATCTCACTGCACAACTGTGGCTTTTCACCAATTGGTAAGATTGCTTCGAGTATTTTCTCGCACTTAGTACACCTATAGTCGTACCGAGGCATTAATCCTCAATCGGTTCATCCGTAGCAGCTTCGTGTAAAGCGTCGTCGAATTCGTCATCGAACTTTACCAAAGGCGGATTCGTGACAACAAGTCCTTCCTCAGAATTTGTGAAATCAAAGTCCTTCAGTGTAGGTACGATATCACTTTGCTCCATTAAAGACTTTTGCAACGCCATCATTACGGCGCCCATTGCTTGGTTAGATAGTTTCATTATTTTTCCTTTTTACCATGTAAATGTTTTTTTATAGAACTTGACAATCTGTTCTATTTGCTTGTCAAAATTGATCTCTGGCTTCCAGCCCAACTTGCGAAGCTTATCATCATTCAAGGCATACCGGACGTCTTGTCCTTTTCTAGAATACGAGAAGTCCACACAGTCCTCCCACATTAAAGGTTGAGATGGTTCATCTCTGTAGTAAGCCATAATGATCTTTTGAACTGTTTCAAGGTTGGTTTGTTCGAAGCCGCCGGCCACGTTGTAAATCTGATCGCTCTTGCCAGAATCAATTATAGCCAAAACAGCGCTAGCTGTGTCTCTAGCGTGTAACCAATTCCGGATCGGCTCACCGCTGTTGTGTAGTCTAATCTTCTTTGAGCGTCGCAAAAGTTTAACGGACAAAGGAATCAGCTTCTCTGGATATTGTCTTATACCGTAATTGTTAGTGGGTCTCAGGATAACGTACTTTATACCGTAGGTCCGGGCCCAAGCCTTTATAAGTAGATCGGCCGACGCTTTTGACGCAGAATAGGGATTGCTAGGGTTTAACAAATCCTCCTCAACGTGTTCCCCTTCGGTGATATCACCATACACTTCATCAGTACTAAAATGGAAAAAGATGGGTGGTTGCTGGACGTTATTGGGCTTAACCTTTATTAAGTCTAACAAATTCTTAACGCCGTCTATATTGGATCTGATAAAATTTGTGCTATCTACGATACTGTTGCCAACATGAGTCTCAGCAGCAATATTGATGACATAATCACAATCAGGGATATGTTTGAGATCACATATATCTTTCTCTTTGAAAAAGAAATTGTCATACTTCTTCTTCATCTTGTCTATGAATTGGCGGCTGCCAGCATATGTAAAATTATCTACTCCATATACTTGCCAGCCACGCTTTAAGCATGCTTTCGTCACGTACGAGCCAATAAAGCCCGCACACCCTGTTATTACTACTAGCTTCATCTCTCTATTATACTGTTTTTTTTAAATTTGTTCACTACTTTTCAATCTGGTCGGAAATCCACTTATAGGTTCTTTCCATTCCCACTCGTAGTGCTTGCGCCTCTATCGGTCCGACTTTGTCAGTGAATAAAGTGTTGTCCGAGTTGCGACCACGGACTCCCTCGGGGCCTGGAATGTTTTTTATCCCCAAATCCTTGCCGGATATTTCAATGGCCATCCTCGCGAACTCATTGATGGCAATCATCTCCTCAGAACCAATATTCACGGGGCCCACAAAATCAGAGTCCATTAGACGGCGCGTCATATCAAGGCATTCATCAATATAAAGAAAGGACCGAGTTTGTTTACCATCCCCCCACACTTCGATCTGTGTGCTATCAGGCGCAAGGGCGACCTTTCTACAGAAAGCGGCGGGGGCCTTTTCACGGCCGCCGTCCCATGTCCCTTCCGGGCCAAAAATGTTATGATAGCGTGCTATCCGCACTGTTAAACCGTAGTTCTTAGCAAAAGCCAGATAAAGACGCTCGCTAAAAAGCTTTTCCCACCCATATTCACTATCAGGTGACGCCGGGTAGGCCGAATCCTCAACACATTTGGGATTGTCCGGATCCATTTGATTGTATTCGGGATACATACAGGCAGACGAGGAATAAAATACTCTTTTTATACCCTTATCCACGCACTGACCCACAATGTTAAGATTAATCAATGCAGAGTTGTGCATTATATTTGCGTCGTTCTCCCCTGTAAAGATAAACCCTGCACCGCCCATGTCTGCGGCAAACTGATATACCTCATCAATATCCTCCGAGACCACCTCATCACACAATCGCGGGTCTTTAAGATCTCCAAGGATAAACTCATCCGCAACTTCAGCGCAGTTGAAATAATCATGTTCTTTGACATCGACGCCACGAACCCAATGACCTTCTGATTTCAACCGCTTTACCATGGCTCCCCCAATGAAGCCGCCAGCGCCACAAACTAGTATTCTCTTGCTCATCTTATCTCTCCTCATATTCAAACAAGTTGCCATATTTTTCAGAAACACTCTGAATAACTGCTTTTCTTTCTCTAATCTTTACGTTGAAGCCTCTTCTGGCTACCCCGGCTGCGAAAGCTAGCTGCTGGGACTCGATAATCATTGTCGACTGCGGTTTGTAAGTCACACACTCAAACACTATCTGTTCATCGTTGTCATTGTTTTTTACGAACTCCTCTATTTGGAAATCTAGATGCCGCTCGTTAACCTCATCTGAAGCTATGCTTATAAGGGCGCTCATATCTTTGTCTTTTGCACAGAGGGCAAAAGCACGATTGTCTCTTGGAAAACAAGGCCCTCCATACCCATAGCCGTAACCTAGGTATTTAGAACCTATTCTGCTATCACCACCAATCGCTTTTAAAACAACTTTCGGATCTCCATCGTAACTCTTAACGATGTCACCGACCATATTAGCATAGGATATCTTGGTTGTTAAGAAGCAGTTTAGTGCAATCTTGGTTATCTCCGCCTCAGTGCACGACATCCTATTAAACTTTGGTCCACTCTTAGTAACCTTTTCGTAGACCTGTTGTATTGAATCCCCTGCCTGTTTGGTTCCTTCTCCTATCAGTATTATGTCCGGGTTTAACTGGTCCTTGATAATTGTACCTTGCGCTATAAACTCTGGGTTATAGCTAACTGTGTAACCATATTGGCTGATCTCTTCAGTAACCCTTTCGCAGTATCCAGGCATCACAGTGCAGCAAACAACAAAATGCTTGTTGCTCACGGTGCCATAAGACTTTACCTTCTCAACAACAGAATCTACTTGGGAGTGATCGTATCTACCGTTATCCAAAGAGGGGGTGGCCACGATTACAAAGATTAAATCAGAAAACCGTAGCGCTTCTTCGACACTCGTTGAAGCTTTAAAATTTTTGCAGCTCCGTAAAAGTTCTTCGACCCCTTCTTCATCACTATTAAGTGTTCTTGAGTTTACTTTATCGATGTATTCTTGGCTAATATCAACACCTAAGACGTTATAGCCAGCCTTCTCCAGAGTCAAGGAAAAACATATTCCCAATTTTCCAATGCCAATAACCGATATATTTTTCATACTCATTTCAACCTACATTTCGCTAAAAAATGCCAACCTATCTCTTCGCACATCTCTTTATATTGAAAAGAGGTCATGTTCTTAAACTCATCCCTCACCACATATTTTTTATTTATATAATTTGGTATATCAAACTTAAAAACGTGGTCCTTTCTTAGTTCCAAAATTTCAAAATCCGAGAGCATCTTTTCCATCCCGGAACGCGTGTATGTTATTGCTCTTGGACAATTTAATTGCGCTTCAGCATAGTACTGTATAACTTCGTTGGACTTGGAAAAATCAACTGTTTCGCTTTGATACATAAAATCAAACAACTTAAAGCTATACTTAGCATAAACCATTAGCCGAAGTTCTCCACTCTTCTTCAACACTCTGTGGGCGCTGTCTATTATCTTTTGTGGATACTCAGAGTGGTGTATAACACCAAATGAATAAACAAGGTCAAACTTGTCTTTAATCTTGTTATTCTCTAATAGCTCTGACAAGTTCTCTGCATTTCCTAGAATAAAGTTCGCCTGTAGCCCGTACACGTCAAATCTCTTCCTGCACAGATCTAGGCTCTCTTGAGATAACTCGATAACTGTTAAGTTGGCACCATTTCGAGCGAAGTTTATGCTATCGGTACCAATGCCACACCCAATTTCTAAAACATTTTTAGCCGTCCATTTTTCAAACTCTGCAAATTGGGGGATGTGCGGCTCGACAAAGTATTTTCTTTTTTCAACTTCGTCGAAATATTCTTTGGTGCCGATATTCTTATCCGAATGCTTGATATTGCAAGGCCTTTTATTCCAATAGTCCTTGATCTCTTCCATCAACATAGGCATTATACATTCAACCTGAAAATTGGAATCGGGTTCATCTTATGGGAATTCCTTTTGTTGAAGTGTCTGTAGACTTCAAGAACCTCTTTCTCCCTTCCCGTCATATCCTCTGGGGCTTTTTCGGTTTCCATAGCCCATTCCAACTCTTCATAAGACGCCCCAATTTGCTCTTCGTCAGTCCTGTCATCTTCCCACAGGCCATCAGTGGGAGGCGCTGCTATGATCCTTGGGTTCACTTCCAGTTCTTTCGCCAGTCGTCGTACCTGAGTTTTTGTAAGGTCTGCTATCGGGCTTACGTCCACACCCCCGTCTCCGTATTTGGTGTAAAAACCAACGCCAAAGTCCTCCACTTTGTTCCCGGTACCAACCACGATTCCTTTGTTATTTGCCGCGGCGAAGTAAAGTATCATCATTCTCATGCGCGCCTTCGAATTAGCCTCAGCTAACTTGCTCGTACCAAGGTGGTCCGTGACGCCGGTAAGGAAAGAATCAAACGCGTCGGTAGCATCGATCTTCAAAGAAGACACATTCACATATTTCTCTGTCAACTCCTGGCAGTGTAGTTCCGACAAGCTAGTATTGACTGGTTTAGAGTTTATTGGCATATTTAAGACAAGTGTCTCTAATCCAGTTTGAGCGCACAGAGTGGAAACAACAGCAGAATCTACACCTCCTGAAACACCGACCACAAAACAACTTAACCCGCTCTGCTCTAGGTAATCCTGCAACCATTTGGAAATTTCCGTTTTCAGTCCATTCATACTAGTTCCCATCTATCGGGGTAAAACCCGTTTTCTACTCTTCCGTCATCAGGTACAGTATAATTTTTTGGTGCAATCACTTTCTTACCTTCTTTTTCATTTAGGAATGCAGCCCAATAACCAAAAGAGGTCATGTGTGTGGTTATATGATGATCACAATTCTTCATAATTGCAAAATCCTGTATATCTGTTTGCTCCTCACAAAACAAAAATCTGCCTTCGTCCAAATTCTGCTTGCACCAAGCAATATCTGTTTGGTTATTACTCATTCCTGCGCGGCTGCCTCCTGAAAATACCAAGAATCTACAATTAATATTATCAAACTGTTCAATGGCTTTAAAGAAATATCTGCCAAAAATGCTCTCTTCAGACAACGTATCTGCAGGCCCATAATAGTTTGCGTAATCAGGATTGGTGCCGTCTGTTAGATCGCCGCGGCGTATGTGCACGCTCACGATCTTCTCATTCCTGGTCTTGAGGCTTGCTAGGTATTCCTCTGCATATTCATCTAACTCTTTTCTCAACCGTAAATCAGCACGAACAGTTTTTTCGTGTTTAGCAAAGTATTGATAATTTTGAAAATACCCCGCAAGATCGGTGTTATCGCCTATCTGAAATACCTGAGGCCAATACGCAGCGTGGTGAGGTTCTGTAAAACGGAATCTTAGAGAGCGGTAATCTTCGTCAGTCAGGAAATCACACCCAATGTTAAACTCTGTAAGCTGACAACGTTGGTTTTGCCACACAACCTGCTCCGGATCTGGGATCTTCATCTCATATCCGGTTTCTAATGATACACTCCTCAACGCAGCATATTGAAAAAGCTGGTTGCCCAGCCTACCAAAATTTCCTAATTGCGTATATGTGATCATGGGGTACCCAAAACCTCCTCCCACACGCTGCTTATCCGGGCGTCGTCATTGAATTTGTTGAAGTTTTCTCTGCTTTTAAGCTTAAACTTATTGAGAGATCTAGTATTCAATGTTAAAATTCCATTAAGTGCTGCGGCGAACGTATCCACGTCGTAAGTTTCCACAATTGCGCCCGATTCATCATCAATAAAATCCCATGCAATACATCGGTCAAATGAGACGGTCGGGGTACCGTGGGCGGCCGCCTCCGGTATGGTGCGCGGCATCGCATCCTCTAAGGTAGTACACGCGTACACGTCCGCCGCTAACAAAACATCAGTCACCCCTTGCTGACCAAGGAGCCCTGCTCCAAAAAATTGCAATTTCTTTGGTAAGAATGCCTTGCACTTTTCAAAGTCTTCAAGATTACCTACCAAATAAAACGCAGTTTCTTGCATCTGCTCTTCGGAAAAATATTTCTTTTCTAAAAGGTGTAACGAATCCATATAGTATTTAAAACCCTTGCGAGGCAACAAAGGATCATAGCCTGACCACACACAAATATTTTTCAAATCTTGGCCAGTGACGGAACGCAGACCCTTCAATATCTTTTTTTTCTTCTTCCGCTTAAGTTTCAAAAATTCATTATTAGGCAAATCACTAGAACCTACGTTCTTCAAGGGAATGATATAATGAGGGAGTTCTTTAAGTAAAAAGCTACTTTGAGATTGACGCTTTGCATATGTTGCCGGCAAACATATTTTTACGCGATCGCTGTTTTTTACCAAATCCAAACTTAGAAACTTTCTCATCTCCTCAAACTGTATCTCAGGAAAATTTGCACCAATGGGCCCCGCAGATGGATCGGCTTTTAGTTGATGTACAAATTCGCAATTATAACACCCACTCTCAAATTTATACTTATCGCAACGCGCTTCCTCTGGATAAGAACACAGCCCCGTATGGGTATTATGAACTAACCCATAAATAATCAATTGTGAATCAAAGTGTTCCATAATTTTAGCGGCCAACCGAAAATCTAAATCACTCTTGTCTGCCAGAATGATATTTTTGTGCTTAGGAAGTTTAGTAACATCAATCTCATCAATATAGGGTTGCGAGTGGAGCGGATCTGTTTCCTCATGCCCGTGTAAATGTAGAACTGAATATCTGAATCTAGGATTCACTAGTGGTGCTGGCAGAATCTGGCTCACGTTATACAAACTTTCTCTTTCAAAGATAGCGCCTTCGGTGCACAAATATGCGCAGTCTCTCTTAAGAGTCTCCTGAAAGTATTTAAAAACCTGAAAGAGGCCATGATTGTCTGAGCCTGCATAGTTATCAGTTCGACTTATGAATATCGTGTCAAATTCTTCATTAGACATGTCGTTAATGCTATTTATCACCTGTTTCTATCTAACCTCTATGTCTTTAAACAATTCAAACTCGGTCAAATCACGATAGGGAGGATCCTCCGGAATGTCCGGCATGTGTTCTGGGTAATTCTGCATCAGCATAAGGCCGCGGGTAGCTTGCTCGGGGCCCATATACATATTCCACCCCTCCTCTCCAATGTCATCCTCATGGTAGGGCACCGGGCTGCGACCTTCGTAGCGACCCTTCTTAAACCACTCAACTGCCTCTTCATCATCAGTTAGAATCATGCCTCCTTTACCAATCTTTAGATGCTTCTTAATATGGAAAGACAGGCACATGTAGGCGCCGGGAATATACATGTTAGAAGTAAACCTTTTTGCAGCATCCCAAATAGGAAACGGTTTAAATTGGTATATCCCTTCCCACTCAACGTCTTCGAACACCAAATTGCCGCCGGCCTGCATAATAGACTGCGGAGGGGACAAATAGGTACGTCTTGGTATTATAACGTCTTGGCCGCTGATGTCGTTATACATGCATGCTAAAAAAAGAGCGTTAGTACAGCTATCAGTCGATACAGCATAGGGCGCGCCGGTGTAATGGGCAACTTCTTCCTCAAACATTTCAACTATTTTATATGGGTTATGTAACACTCTTTTCCACTTGCTCTGAAGGCCACCAATTATGTCTTACAAACCATAAATTATGTGCCTTGATAACCTCATCGGGCGGTGAGGCCACCCTAGCTACTTGTTCATCAACTCTCATGTCCAAACTAGTCCACTTTGATTCTTCTGATGTGGCGGAGGGCGAGCCTAGGCGCCTGCGGCGAAAAGTTTCGAAATCGTTCGAAACAGCTTCAAAATCAATAATATGATGTGTTCGATGTATCTCTTCAATCAGTTTTCTTTTGCATTCGAAACCATAAAAGTCATGTAATTCCATGGCGATAAAGTCTATTTTATCATATGAATTAAAGTTTTTAAATATCTCATATTCGCTTCCCTCACAGTCAATCTTAAGATAATTTATCCTATCAACCTTAATTAAATCAAATATATCATCTAAAGACACTGTCTCGCAACTTTCATCTAAATTTGAAAAATCTTCACTCTCAAAATCCGCACACGTAATGTTTCCACTGTAATTTTCTTTTTCTGCCCTCAATTGGACTTCCACACCGGAGTGGCCAGTTACCGCTTTTTGGAATACTTCCACGTTGTCAATCGACATTAGTTCACAAAAGTTTCTTATGATTTTGCAGTGTCTTTCGAACGGTTCAAATGCATATATCTTGTGGAATAATGCATTTGCATATATTGAAAATGCACCAATATTTGCACCAATGTCGACCGCGATGGGCCATATCTGGCCCCGGTCAGGTACCGGGAGCGGGTAGCTGGCCCAACATTCTTTTACAAGCTCCTCCAAACTATCAATAACGTTCTCGTCGGTAAGGTTCGTAAATTGAGTACTCATTGAACTGCCCCGGTCTTTCCCAGCAACATCAAATTCTGAACGGTCGTAGCTCTTAAAATCTCACCATTGTACGTGAAAATTTTCACCGCCCCACCATAGGAGGTCAACTCCAAAATCTTATCTGCGGCGTCTTTCATACAAATGAGACCCATTTCACCATATGGTTCAACTTCCTCATTTCGTAGCTTTGTTAAAATCCCTCTCCCTATCAAAATTGGAAACTTCACAACTATTCCGTTTTCACAATTTTGCAACAAGTATGACTCTGCTAAATTCTTATAATGTACATACCAGCAATCTTTTTCAGAAGTGGTAGAAACAAATATAATTTTAGATTTGTTATGTCGATCGGTGAAAAGCTTAAACTTTTCGTATTCGGTCGATTGAGCAGGTTTGGAGCGATCTTGAATATTCCATGTATGGTAAATATATGTTGAAATAGGTGATGATGCATCACTTTCTGTTAATCGTTTGTTAAGCACGTGGCCCAACTGTCCTCTTCCATTAATAAGCTTTATCACAGTTCAAGAATACCATATAATGCCAAGATCGTTAATGGGCATCAAGATTAGGCCTCTTCTTTATGGGCCTCTTTTTCCAACAAATAGTATTTCTTAACAAATCCACAACTTTCAAACAGCTTAATGCTTGCTTTGTTTTCAAGCTTAATCTTTGCAACTGCATCTGGATACAGTTGCATTATTTCATTAACCATAAATTTGCCCACCCCTCTCTTTTGAAAATCTGGATGAGTACATACTCCGATGTCTTCAGCCAGCACCCGAATAAAGCCGGCTGGTTTATCATCAACTAAACACAGGTGGAAACATTGGCCGTGAGACATCATATAGTCGACATGCTGTTCAGGGCGAATCTCCTCTTGTTGGATAAACCCATACTTAACGCGCCCGTCGTTGCGCAGCCCTCTTATAAACTCCCAGTATTTAGGTTCATTTTTGACAAATTCTAACCGCATGATTTATATATATCTCCCAGTGGGTGCCCCAACCAATAAGCTTTCAAATAATCTCGTTCAAGAGATAAATCCATCCACTTATGAAGGGTGGTACCTACATCAATATACGTGTTTTTCTCCGCAATGTTAAATAATTCATGAATCAATATTTCGCTAAGGCTGCTGGCGGAGAAAAGAAAGACGTGGTCTTGAATGTCGTTGTTTTGGACCCACTCGCACACCTCATCAATCAGGTGATGATCGTTGACAATGCAGTTTCTTCCAACTCGAAAATCCTTTACCACGTCAAAAGGAAGTGTTTGGATGTTCGCGTTTTCACTACATACCATAACGACTTTATGGTTGGCAAATTCTGGTACCATGTTGTTGACAAAGAGGGGGTAATTGGCGTTAACGAACAAATTTGTCGTGGTCCAATGTTCCTCGCCGTTATTATAGAGATCGCGCATCCACGGTATATACTCATTGATTGCGCACGTGCAATTAGCGCATCCTCCGCCGACAAAATAGTTCTTCTTTTTAAAGGAAAAGGCTTTTAAGAGCCTTTCTCTCACGATAGCGTCCCTTTCGGGTAAGAATTCTTTATAATCGTCGGGTGAGTATCCGAACCCATACCTTATGTCACCTACCTCTACATGACTCTCCCCTAAGAGGACCTTCTTATTTTGCATTACAAATACTTCACCATCCGAAAACCGCGTAAACGCAAAGTGTTCCCCGTTTTTTAGCTTGTTCAGCAAGAAAAAAAAGTCCTCTACATACCCTTGCGACATTACAAGCCTTCCTGTGTTAAAATTTCAATTATTCGTTCAGATGAACGGCCGTCGCCATATGGGCATTCTTCATCCGGGTCCGGAATGGGATTGTTGTTTATTTCCTTAAAGATAGAAGACAGTTGACTGGGTTCACCACACAGCGTAGCAAAAACACCCATACCCTCACCTCGCTCGGTTGTTTTCCTACAGACAATGCACCGCTTGCGGAAAAAGGAAGATTCTTCTTGTAGGCCGCCACTATCAGTGATGACTAAGTGGCTTTCAGATAAAAGCTTAATAAACTCTTCATATTTCATAGCATCGACAGCCTTAACATTTTTAAGTAGGCCCTGGTGTTTGATGACATTAGGGTTTGGGTGGATCGGTAACACAAACTCTAGATCCGGATGCTGAGTCGCTAGAGTCTCGAAAGTAGCAAACCATTCTTCTATGTCCGAATGATTCTCACGGCGGTGCATAGTCACCACCACTTTGTTTGTACGTTTCGGTACAATCTCTACCAAATTATCTAACACAGTGTTCCCTACCACATGGACGGACCCTGCCACCTTCTCGCGGTGAAGATTGGCTGCTGCAGTTTCCGTGGGGCACAAATGGACCGTGGCCAGTCTAGACAGGGCTTGTCGGTTAAATTCTTCTGGATACGGATTGTCAAGGTCATATGTACGCAACCCTGCCTCTAGGTGTATTACTTTAAGCTTCCTGTGAAAAGCTGCCAAGCCCACTGCAAATGCCGAGGTTGTGTCTCCCTGAACCAAGACATGAGTGGTGTCTTCGAAGGCCACACAGTTGTTTGGGGTTAGGATGGAGGAGACCAGCGCGTCGAGGCGATTGGTATCGCCTTTAATCAGCATCCTCTCTAAATTATTGTGGTCCAGGTGCGACAACAGATCTTCATGCTGTCCCGTAAACAACATCTTATATTTAACGTCATGTTTCTGACATGCAGCGATGATGGGTTTAATTTTTATGTATTCAGGTCGAGTACCAAAACTAATTAATAACATTCACTTTCCCTCTCGTACAAGCTGCCACCCTCCCGCGATAGCTTTTTGCACACAGAAGTCCCTCTCAGAGAAGAACGTCTGATGGCTCACAGCGGAGTTGGTTGAAGTGGCTTTGCTATCAATCCCTAGCTCGTTACCATAGATTGAACCATGTAGTGCTTTGTTATCTGGCGGATGAGGAGGGCAATAGGTCTTAATTCCTCCATGCTTTTGGGCCATATAAGAAAACTGCATGTCCTCACCGTTATCCCACGTGGTAGGCGGCTCGTACCACAAGTATTTAAGCCACGAGCGCTCAAAAAACCACGCGTGGCCCACAAGATCGACCTCTGTAGTTTTCGTGTTTTCAGCAGGCCAACCGATGCGAGTGTGAGGATTATAAGTATTATTGTGTAAAATTACACCAGCTGAACCTAAAATCCCAGGTGTTTCCTTCATCGTCTGTATACAGTTTTCAAACCACTGTGAGCCCGGTATTGTGTCGTCGTCGAAAATAGCAACATATTTCGTGTCCGCCAACAATGCAGCAGAAAACCGTCCGTAAAATTTCCAATTATGGTCATTCCGGAATACCCTGTCAACATCTAAAACTTCAAAATCAAACCCACTTAGATCTTCGTGGTCATTGACCCAAATCCAAATTTGTTTAGGAGGCCGGTTTTGTTCCTTGATCGATTTTATTTGACGCTCCAAGTTGTAAGGACGCCGATATGCATTTAAGATAACTGTAATGTCTTCATATTCTGCAGGAGCAACGAACGTGTCGACAAAGACGTCTATTACCCTCTCTCGTTGTCCTCTCAAGTATTCGATAAGCTCGGCGCCCTTTAATTTAAACCAATCCTCGCTTGTGGCACCAATTAAATGATTAGTGTGCACCGTGCACCCCAACATACGAGCTTCAACGATGACACGGCTATAAGTCTCCAAAACGGTAGGTAAGAATACGAAGCTCTCACACTCGCTCAGTTGTTCAAGAAAGGCGGAGGGTGTGCATGGGCCCAAGAGTTCGTACTCCATCTTATTAGAAACGCAGTGCTCGATGGCGCCAGAGGTGTTCTTAATAACATTTGCCGAGTTCATGACGCCGGCGCCTCGGCGCTTTGTACTCGTACGCAGCAATTGCTCAATGTGATCCAATTCTTGATCAGTCCACGGGTTTGTTGAAGCATTGATAATGTTTTTCAAGCCCAAGTTCTTCTGTAATACTTCTGCATGGATTTTCGTTTGGCAGACCACCGCGTGGGCATTTCGATAAAAGTCCTTGTTTACAAGTTGGTCAGCGGGGGCTATGAAATCCTGGAACACGGAGGGGTCCCGCGTTTTCAAATATTTATGATCATGCTCATAGATGATGTATTTCTCCTGTGCCAGTTTACGCTTACAGGAGTCGCCCAGGTTTAAAAAGTTGCCTACAATAAAGTTGCTGCCGGAGTATTCTTCGAGTACAAATAAATTTACCTGATGAGAGTGTATGGGTATCACTGTGTGGCCGCGAGACCTCAGAGAAGTAATCAAAACATCGTTTACTATCTCTCCTCCACCGCAAACATCTGCTTTAAAAAAATCAGCAATAAAGACGTACTGCACTACTACTCGTATGTCTGCACCGGTGGGGAAGCGGGGGGCGGCGTGATACCCGATATAGGTTGCAGCATGGTGCCGACCTCGGGCTCCTTTAGCACATTCAGGATCTCTTCCGCAAACTTAGTACTTTGGTTTTCAAAGGAGTGTGTTTGTAATATATGCTTTTGCAACTTCTTCGCCAAACCGCGATGTTGGTTATACTTTTTAATCATTTCCTTCATTTTGGTTTTGGCGCTATTTTCCTTTGGATAGCACCACGCTGCATCGGGCTGGATTACTCCCTCCCAATGAGCATCTTCCTGAACAACATTCAAATCATAATCGACCCGAGAAAAATGGGGCCGCATTCGAACCTTTTTTGTCTTTTTCTTGATAACCGGAGCATACAAAAAATCTAATTGACCACCCCACTCTGGTGCCAACACTGGCATGCCATTACAAACAGCCTCGAAAAGCGGTAATCCATACCCTTCTCCGTGTGACAGGGATAACAAGCAATGAATGTCAGGATGGGTATAAAGACCAGTCATCTCTTCATCGGTCATCTCTCCGTGCACCAAGTATATCTTACACTGGATCTCTTGATCCTCGAAAGAGTCCATAAGTTGTGTGAACCCTGCGCTTGTAACTTCGCGGTCCATGGTGCTATTATTCTGATTGAACACCTTCAAAACGAGACCCACTGTTGGATCATCCTTAAACTGTTCAATGAACCACCTGGTCGTGTTTAGCAAGTTCTTGCGGGGTCCATTTTGTGCAACGATAAGAAAGTTGAACTTGGTTTTAAACTCAACCCCCAGTTCTGCTGGTTCTAAAGTCTTAGCAGGGAAATTGACGACGGACACCGGAGTGGTGACACGAAAATCCTCAAACACCTGGCCTGTTTCTTTATGTTCGGCATGGTATGCCGTGTTGTCAAAGCCATATTTAGCGTGATTTGACACAACTATGACCTTGTCCATCATATTGGACTTCTCAACCCAAATCGGTGCTATTTTTGTACACTCAATCCCAGCTGTGTATCCTATATTAACGGCTGCTATCCTTTCCCATTCATTAGGAATAGTGACCTGTAAGGACACATCATAGGTGTGAGGACCCACATCTGGTTGGGCATTTGCTACATTGGTCTTGCCAATGGTATAGTCAATCCAACGCCTCTCCTCAGAGTCCTCTGCTAACCAACTTGTGTTTCCCCAGCCGGTAGTCATTAGATAAATATCAAACTTATCCTCGTGGGCTCGGAGAGTACGCAAGGCAAATCTTGTCTGTTCTCCATAGCCGCTGCGCGTCAGGGCTGGCCCTCTTACAATGATCTTTTTTCTCATGCTGCTTTCTTCCTCTTGGTAATCTCTTGGAGTGTCCAGGGTTTATAGTTCTTTCTAGTCTCCCATGAGCCACAGTGCTCATGTAGGTCTTGGATCGTGTCATCCCAGGTTTCAATGGCCTTGTTGAGGCTATAGTTTTTTTCTACATGTTGGCGTCCTAGTTCGCCCAATTTGTCTCGCTCCTTCTGCGAGAAATTGTAAAATCTTTCCAGGGCTTCAACCACCACCTCCTCCGAGAGGCGGTCTTCGTAGATCGCTGGAATGTTTTGGGACCCTATGATCGCCTTTGAAGTGGGGTCAAGACCGATCCCAAAATATTTCTTTCCATCTGTGACTTGCTCTTGAAGACCCCCGGTCTTATTAACCAGAATAGGGGTCCCGCACGCCAAAGACTCTAGGGTTGCTAAGCCAAAGCCCTCAGCATCAGATATATTAATAGTACAGTCAACCATATTGTAAATTTTAGCTAAAATCGGTTCGGGCAGCTTTTCCTTTGACAGCATGACTTGTCCATCAGTTATTCCCAATTCTCTAAGAATGTACTCTAGATCTTGACCATGCTGGTCTGTAGGATCTGTATGCATGATGAGCATCGCTTTATCGTGACCTACTTTGTCCAAAAACTTTTTGAACCAATAGATCAATGAACCAGATTGTTTTCGCCGGGCGTTTCTGTTGTTCCAGAAAAAAACCATCTTGTCTTCATTCTTCTCACCAAGTGCTTCTTGACGAAACTGCCTTATCTCTTCCTCTGGAAGCTTAATGTACGCAGGACCAGGGACGTGCCCAATACGCTTAACAGGGACGTCCGGAGACACAGTCCTCACTATATCATCAGTAACTTTAGAAATTGTCACTACCAAGTCATTGGAATCATAGTATTTCTTATTAAAAGTAGGGTATGGGTAATTATCCCATACATGGTAGTAAACCATCGGGATCATCGGACGGATCTCATTGTCCATCTCCCATAGCCAGCCCCAAAACCTCGGATCTGTCATAAACCACAAGACATCAGGGCGCTCGGAACGAATCAAAGAGCGTATCACGTCTTTGTTACCATACCCGTCTATAGGGACGATTTTCCAACTCTCCCCGTACTCAGGGGTTACAATAGGTTTGTAATCATGATGCTTCATGGCGCCGGCCAAAGAGAAAAATTCATATTTCCCAGTACGCAGCAGCCCCTCAATAAAGTACTTTGTCTGTGTACCGACCCCTGAGGGTGATAAGGGGTGATCACTCAAAGTTAAGATTTTTATTTTTTTTGGAGAAGTATCCCCACTAATATTTTCAGACATGTGTATTTATTCCCTTAGCTACAGTGTTCGGTGTTGTAAAAATCACAAAAACCCCAACGATTTTTGCAAGAAAGCTTGTTCTTAAGTGTAATCTTGCTTGTTATATTATAAATCGCTTTTTCCAACAAGTTAAGAGCATTATTCATCTTTTTGGCACCACTGGTTACCCGAAACAACTCTACCTTATTATTTTTAGCCGTCCGCTTAAGCAGGGCAAAATGTGTTTCGATTAGCTTATGCTCGACTCCATGTTTCTTAGCCCAGTAATTCTTGTAAAGAGTAAGTTGATAGGTAGTCATTCTTTCGTTTTTTCTTTGAGCATCCCAGCCCCAGGAACAAGTTTTCCAATCGATTATATGGTATTTCCCATCCGAGGTCTGTAAGACAAGGTCGATGAAGCCTTTAAATTTGTAATCCTGGATGTCGGTGTCTTCATAGAGTCTTTCCTCGGTAGAAATAAGTTCAAACTCTCCGAAATATTCCTCAAGCGCTGGGATTATGTATTCGATAAGAGGAGGTCCCTGCTGATACATATTCTTTAAAAGCTTCTTGTCTTTGATTTCGATCTGTCTGGACTCATTCAGGAACGCGTTCTTAAAAAAATCCTCAGCGTCAAACGTCTTGTCTTCTTTCGGAAGTTTTACAAGCTGTTCGCATGTATCGTGCATTGCTGTACCAAAAGCTGTGTGTTCGTTGCCATCAAACACTTTGATGCCGTCGACATAAACCAACTTATGATAATAAGGGCACGTGTTCCAGTTTTTTAATTCAGAAAAAGAAATGTGGTTCTTTTTAAGCGTCGCCACTCTTCCTCGCTTTTGCTCCAGCCTTCTTAGGCTTGGGTGTGCTCGCCTTCTTGGCACGAGGTGCAGAAGGCTTCTTAAAAACACAAACCGCAGTTCGGCGTGTCTCTTTGATGTTGCTCATATAAGAAGGCATTTCGGTACATTTCCATTCTTCTTTGATGAGGCCACTGGCTACGACCGCTTCCGTGATCTGCGAACCGTTTAACGCACATGTATCTTCGTCTCGAACCCGGGGTGGTAGAGTCAACTCCACCCGGACCTCCTTCTCGGTTTCTAAAATAATCTTACAATTCATTTACTTAATCTCCCTGAGATTCACCCAGAACCTCTTCTATTTTACGATAGACTGCAGGACTTATAGTCCTGACATACTCCATATCCTTCAAAAAATATTGCTCAAAAGCAGTCGCAAAATATTCCCTGAGGGACGTCGCTGAATAGGGCGATACAAAAAGCCCCATGCTTAATGGCACCAACGCTGGGTACCCAATTGTATTGTACAGGAACTCGTCAAATTTTTCGGAGTACTCTGGATCCAAAAACCCCGACACAACTGGTTTAACGGCATCGTGGCCGTATTCCGCTTGTAATATCTGTAACAACCGCTTACGTTTCCCTAAAAATTCCACCTCAACAGCACTATCTGCATAAATAGATTCACCGTATAAGTTTTCAACATTATGAGCGACCTCATGAACGATATCGTCAATCATATCTTCTTCGCTATCCTGTTCGTTGCTCACATATATAGCACCATTTTCCAGTTTCGCATTTGTATTCTTGTTATCAAAATCTTCAAAAGAACCAACAAAAATTGTATCAATACCATATAAAAACCGGGAAGGGACACGTTGCTCGATTTCATCCATAGCTGCCTCGACGTCAATGTCTTGATCGATGAACTTGTCTTTAAAATAGACCGGGATATTATAGAGGTTATAAGACACCATGTGCGCTTCCATCAAAAGAGTACTTAAATTTTGACGCGTCCTAGACATCTTCTCCGGTATCTGTCCCCAGATCTAGCAGGCCCGGCTGATCGGCTAGCCCCTGCTCGTAACCGCGAATCCAGTTTTCCTCTGCGAGAGAAAGAACGAACTCAGGGAACTCATCAGCAAATACCTCCACCACCATTTCCACTGTAATCAAATTATCTTCTGGTGCTAACTTAGTTCCTACATAGTTCACGACCATGTTTTTAAGATCAGTATCGGTAATTACCTCTGATAGCAGTTCTTCATTTTTAATATCATCAGCTTTTATCACTTTTGTTTCCTTATTTTACAGTACCTTCGAAGCCAGGGTTGCAACTCGGGAGCGCTCTCCTTTTCGTAGAGAGATGTGACCAGCTAACTCACAGTCCTTGAATTTCTCAATAGCGTATGTCAAACCATTCGTTGTCTCGTCTAAATAGACATTATCGATTTGTTCAATGTCTCCTGTGAGAACTATTTTCGTATTCTCTCCTACTCTGGTAAGTATAGTCTTTAATTCATGATTTGTTAAGTTTTGAGCCTCGTCTATCACGATAAAGGCATTCGTAATCGAACGGCCTCGTATGTAAGTCAAAGCCTCAATCTCGATAAGACCCTTATCAGTATACATATCTAGAGATGCTTTGTCATCGTTCATTAGATGCTTTAGATTATCCTCAATCGGGGCTATCCATGGGGCCATCTTTTCTTCCAATGTACCGGGCAGAAACCCTATATCTTTCCCTAGTGGTTGAACCGGGCGGGAAATGACTAGCCGTTTGTATTTTTTAGTTTCGAGCACCTGCTGTAACCCGGCAGCAACAGCTAAAAGAGTCTTCCCACAGCCTGCTTTGCCTGTGAGAGTAATGATTGGTATCTCTTCGTTCATCAGTAGGTCTATAGCAAATGTCTGTTCCTTGTTGCGAGAATGTACGCCCCAAATTCCTTGCCTGTATTCAGCGATTGCACTTAAAGGCTTTTTTATTGAAGACAGGCGCGCAAGGGCCGTTTTCTTTGGATTTGAATTCGAAACGAGCATCAAAAACTGGTTGTCATATAGTTTGTTAGTCTCGTCGTCCAGTATTACCTCTTCATGGTTATAAAACCGATCAATTACCTGTTCATCGACAAGCTGATTTGTGAACCCAGCATACACGTCATCCAGGTCCTCAACCACTTGATTATCGACATACCCCTCACATAATATCCCTAAAGCATCGCACTTGACGCGCATATTGATATCACGAGAAACCACAATAACCTTCCGGCGAGGTGTCTCCTCTTGTTCGCCTAGTGCCACACCAATAATCTTATTGTCAGCGTTTTCGATGTCGAAAGAATGAGGCAATATTGTTGAGGCGTTATAAGGGCGGGCGCGCACTATTCCTCTTCCTTTGCCCAGACGTACGCCCTTTCTCAAACACCCTCGGTCGCGGAGTTCGTCTAACGTTCGTATAATCTTGCGAGCGTTGGCTCCTACACCGTCCTGCCGCTTCTTGTGCTTATCGATCTCCTCAAGCACTTTAAGAGGAATAACGATATCATTATTGCCAAAAGCGCTGATTGAGGTTGCATCACTCAAATAAACGTTTGTGTCCAGTACGTAAGTTTTCTTCGCCACTTTTCGCCCTTTTACTATACTAATTAGATTTCGGTCTTGTTAATTCTAACATATTCTTATACCACTTGTCATAGTAGTCCTTTATGTTATCATCGATAAAGTCGTTCAGTACGGCTGTCCGAGGACTAAAGCTTACGTGATGAAACCCATCCACAACTGAGTGTATCATTCCCACAAGGCGCCCGTTAGAATCTAATACTGGAGACCCTGAGGAGCCGCCTGCGGCGGGAATAGTGAACAGAGATCGATCTTTGTCTATATCGCCTGAATAGTGCCCACTGAACAGTGGTATGGCGCCGGGTTGGAACACATTGTGTGGGGCAGCTATATTATAGTAGGTCTCTCCTTTATTCAGGGTGCCATAAAAACGTTTCAGCGGTTTCACTTTAAGATTTGGCGCAAAAGCAATACACGTATCGTTCTCTTGATCCGCAGCTATTACCTCCATCCTGGCGATCTCGCCTTCGTGCGTTGTGGCCCTATGGACGACAGTAATTTTAAATCGCTCGGTCGCTGGATCGCTTAGGAGCTGTTCTGTCAGGGCGGCCATAAAAGTCATATCATCTCGTGGATCCGCGCAAACATGCTGTGCGCTCAACACAAATACCCCTAACGCGTTAGCCGCGACGACGCTGCCGGATCCTTGGGCGCCCCAAGTTGCCATAGGAATGTTCCCACATTCTTCAACTGTTTCCTTCTTTTTTTTCTTTTTCTTGCATACACTAAATTCTACCATTCTAGAAATTTTTATAAATGAACGTGTATGGGTACGTAAAACTGATTCACTTGTACAGGAGGCCTGTAGCAAAACTAATATTAGAATAAGCCAAAGTGTCTTCTTCGTTTTCATACTCCTATTGATAACTAGAGTTTTGAAAATATAAAAACAGAACTTTATTCCGTGTTATAGCGTTCCTTTATATATGGGTTAATTGTTACGGGCTCGCCATCTCCATCAACCCGTACAAAAGTCATCGTTGTGGAGCAAACCAATTTCTCACTACCATTGTAGGGGCTGCGCCGGCGGGCTTGGATATCGAAAACGGCACTGGTACCACCAAAAGATTTAACAGACCCGTAAATTTTAATTATCTGACCAGTCCGAACGGGCTTGAGAAATTCTACTTCGCTCATCTTTGCTGTGACCATACGTGGCGTTTCACAAACTTGGCACGCATATGCTACCGCTGCTTCGTCCAACCAGGCCAGCATCTGGCCACCGAACAGATTTCCGTTAAACCCAACATCCCGGGCCATACATTTTCGGGTTGATATTAGTTCCATCTTTTCACCATACGCATTTTTAGTACATCAGCAATATATATTTGCTACCTTGATGAAGCAGCGGTACCAGTTTTTCCTTCCCAGATACTATTCTTGACCTTTATAGTGACGTGCCAGCGTTTATGTAGCTCTGAAGCAACCCTCTTTTTAAGAGGGTCGATCATTGTATGTGTCAACCTAGTAGTATAGGGCGATATCTGCTGGACGATTACGAGTTTTACCTCAGCATCGAACTTTAGAAACTTATACCTAACCCCCTCTTTTAAGAATAATTTTTCACTTTCTTCTACACAAATAATTTCAGCCAAAGCAACCTTTTCCATGAAGGTTCTTTTTTTTGCAAGGGCTTTAAGATCCGCTGCTGTCGCCATAAGAAATAACTCCCTCTCTATATTTAATTAGATCTCACGAGATTCTTTCTACACCAATGAAGCGTTCTTTCTCTCTCGTTTCCAGATTTAAGCGTCCTTACAAGCACACGCTCGGCTGCCTCATTGATACTCATAATCATTACCTTGATCGTCGGATTAGACCTCATATGGTACTCCCCTTTGTCGAGGTGTATATGCTTATATTTTTCGTATTCTTGTAGATATCTTTGCTGACTGTTCATGGATATTCTCTTAATCGGTGTAATCGGTATACTCATCTTTCAACCAGTGGGCGATCTGGGGCTCGAACCCAGATGTGACCAGTTACTCTTTCTACGGCTTATAAGACCGAGGAGATAATCGCCCATGTTCTTAATATAACAAACTAAGAACGCTCTGTCAAGCCTAAAGACCTATCTCTTTCCCTGTCCTCGATACTTCTTCTTATAATGTTTTGACTGACCCTGGGGGCCAGCAGACCCCCACTTAGTAAAAGCACTGCACCCCTGGCGAGTTTTCTTCTTTGGGGTGCTGTTTCGCTTGATATTACCACTTGCCATCAGAGCACCATCTTCTTTACTTGATCATAAGCCTCAATAAGGGCATCCATGTCCTTTTCACCTTTGATCATCCGATAAGCCTTGACAGCGGCCCAGATTTCTTCCTTGGTCAGGTACCCCTCATCAATATAAGATTTACGGACGTCTCTCTTGTGTTCTTTGAAGGGCTCCATCGCTTCCTCAGTAGCGACGAGATCCTTAAGATAATTTTTTACGTGTTCCTCCTTTGAAAGAATCACGTTCTCCTCTTCCTCGTTCTGAGGAATTCCAAACTGGACTACATTGCTCATCTATTCTTCTCCTTTGCTAATCCACTCATTAAGAAGTACCGCACTGGTTGTATATGCCCCCATTGCAAAGTATAGTACTAATAGCCCTTTAAAGGCCTCTCCTGCGTCGTCAGTGATACTCCAGAAACATGTAAAGGTAAAGAGTACCCCTAAAAAGAAGGCAACCGCCATCCTCTGTGTTTTCGTCTTAAACATAATAACCTCCTTCAGTTAAAAATATGGTAGGGAAGGCGGGATTTGAACCCGCAAGCCGTGAAGCGGGAGATTTTAAGTCTCCTGTGTATGCCATTCCACCACTTCCCCAAATCATATTATTATGATACATGAGGTTGGAGGGGATGTCAAGCATTGTTTTTTTTCAAAAGATCGTCATCTTCCAAAGTTTCCAAATAATCAAACTGCATCTTTTGGAGATTACAGGTGAAAAAAGGATCCACTTCTTCGAACTCTTTGAGATAACGATTACTTACGATAGGTTGGAATGTGGAAATTCCGTGATCCTTGATATAATTAACATAAAAAGGGTTGTCATCAAAGTATACCTGAATATCGTATTTTTGCAGCAGCTTAAGCTTGTGGCGCGCCATTTTTTTAAAATGACTTAGATCCATTTGAGTTTTGTCATACTCATAACCGCCCAGAATGGCTTTATAGTGAGTATTCTCCACACCCAATTTAACTAGAGCTTCCTCAACTTCGTATAATTTAGAAGGAGGCGTCCCTGTAATGATATAAACGTCGCCAGGCCAGCTTTTAATTAAATTTACAAAAAATACAGGATCATATGATATTGTATCGTGGAAATCTAGCCCTAAATTCATCTTGTTAACATAAATAACAACGGCCAAGCAGGGATAATCCTGAGGTCTTGTGGTGTTACCACAGCACAACCCTCTCCCGAGCTGTCGTGGTCATCAGATGGCGCTGAGAGACTGTCGCTTTTAGTAAAGCTGTTCGGGCTCCACTCAGCGGTGTCCTGAATCCCATTACCGTTGCGGTCGTGATCGCAAGCATCTCCAATGCCGTCTCTGTCATGATCCTCCTGATATGTATTTGGTACTGAAACACAGTTGTCAACATGATCATAGTTATAGTCGTTATCCATATCGTTTGCGCATTTCATATTTCTACGGTAGTCGCGGCGATGTAAAAGTGGGCACTCATCCATAATATCGTCCACACCATCGTTGTCATCGTCAGTATCACAGACATCTCCTAGGCCGTCGAGATCTGTGTCGATTTGACTCGGATTAGGAAGACCCGAGCAGTTATCATCAGTGTTATTGACTGAGTCTCCGTCTAAGTCTTCGTCACAAGAATCACCCACGCCATCTGCGTCGCGATCATATTGGTTAGGGTTCCAACTAGTCAAACATGTGTCACATGCATCCCCCCATCCATCAGCATCTCGGTCTGACTGGTCCGGGTTTGAGTCCCATGGGCACGTATCGAAATTATCCTCTATGCCGTCCTCGTCATAATCGTCTGCATATTGATAGCTATCACCTTGATCAGTATTTGCGATTAAAACACTACCTCCCCCTCCTCCGCCGCCAGATTCCTCCGGAGTGCCACACAAGCCGCCGGCGCATTCGCCCTCTTCCTCAGCGTATACGGGGTTTGCCAGGAGGGCACTAATCATAATTATATTTTTTAACATTCTATTTTCCCTTTTTTAAATTATATCGTCGATGAGACCATATTCCAGGCAAGTCTTTGCATCCCACCATAGATCGCGTTTAAGCATCTCTTTAAGTTTTTTCTTAGGGATCCTGGTATATTGTGTATAAATATCGGTTATCGTGCGCATTAACAATTCGTTATTCGTCATCTCATCCTTTAACTCTTCAAACTTCCCCCAACTTATCGAGGATAGTTGATGGATCAACATAAACGAATGCTCTCTCATTAAGCGTTTCTTGGCAACTACAGACATTAAAGTAGCTGCAGAGGCTGCGCAGCCATCAATAACCGATGTTACTGGAATCTGACTACTTTTTATGTAGTCGACTGCAGACATCCCCGCGAACACGCTCCCTCCGTAGCTGTTAATATACAGTTGTATACCAGTTGGACAACTTTCTAAGCCAAGTGTGTTAACTTGATTAAGTAAGCTGATATTTAGGGATGTGATCTTTTTATTCAAAGTTAAAATTTTTGCACGGTTAACTTCCGAATAGAAATATATCCTGTTGTTCATAGTCTCCACACGATCTTTAGACTCATTTTCATCCGTGCTGGGATCAGAGTCCGAGCCTAGTCGCTGAGTGTTCTGAGTCCAAGTTAACATTCGTTCACAGCTTCTTTCGCTTCTTTCGCCTCTTTTTGTTCCGAGGCTTCGGGCGTGTATCAGAGGGGATGTCTTCTGGAGGCTTCTCCCTAGTCTTAATTACAAACTGCCCCTTCACTTTGTGAATTTTTACATTCAAGTGATCAGAGTTAATCTCAATTGTCTCTTTGAGAGCCACCGCGCCTTCGTAAGTTTCTTGGCGGCCACTAATATCCCATCGAGGGCCCTCCTCGTCCGAGGGCGCTTTTTCTCTATTTTTATATGTCAACTAGAGGATTCTCCTCTTCTCCATCTCTTTCACTAAAACCTCCATATCCTGTCGGATCATGCTGCGCGTCGTGTTAAGTTCACCGCGCAGGGTCGCCAATTCATCGCGAAGTTCGCTCACGCTGGTGCGCAGGTTCCGTGAATCCTTTTGAACTACCGTGAGTTCCTTTTTGAGTTCCGTATTAGTCATTTAAGTTCCTTTTGTTATTATCCGCTTCAGGTGGAGACGCCGGGAGTCGAACCCGGGTCCAAAATATTTCGAACATTACGTCGTTCACAAGATTAGTTTACCTTTTTTACGCAGAAAAGTTAAACAAAAACTGCTTTAGTCTCCGCTACCAGAGCTTCTTTTTTACCTCAGAAAGAAGAAACTGCTTTTTGCTAGCGTTTGGTTAAAAGGTTGCTAGCGACCCCTGCTTAAGCAGCTAGTGCTACAGCGTTTTCAACGTCAATATTGGCGTTTAAGTTTTTAAGCGTTTTTACAGAGACCAACGCTTCCCTCTGTCTTGCATGTAATGTTTTTGATACCTTGTCGAATCCTTTTCGTCCCCTAAAAAAACATGGGAGGCCCAAACATCCTCACTGTCTGGATCGCCAGCCTATCTTCTATTTGTGTAATTTTTGCCCTCGTTATAGACAATGAGGTTATTTGTTAATATTCTTCCGTCCCATGTATACTATAAGTATATACTATTTCTATCATTTGTCAAGCTGTTCGCTAAAATAATCGATTAAATTGTACTTTTTTACTAATTTTTCGAATTCTACCTTGTTAAGACCTAGGAATCGCGCGGCTTCTCTTTTCGATGCAGCTGCTGAGAGCGCATAGTATAAAGAAGCTTCTTGTGCAATAGACGTCATTGCACGGACTACCGGAAGACCATAAAGTTTACCTCCGATACTACGGCTAGCTAATTCTAACTTAAGACCAATAATCTCTTCTAACTTAAGCTGGTTAAGCATCACCTCAAATTCTACTGTAGTCTTCTTCTTGCTTCTCAGCAGTTTACTTAAAGACACCCGTTGGTATTTTGAGCGGCTCTTTTTTCTCGGTATCCACAACACTAAACGCCCGGGGGGGTACCCCCGGTGGCGTCCTGAGTGTCTTGTTGGATATCAGACATGTTATCAGCATACTCCGGGGAATCTAAATTTGCAGTCATCTCAGTCTCAAACCGTTCAAAATATTTAGTAACATTATCAAGTAAATATTCATAAAAATCCTGACGATCACTAACGTCCGCTAAATTTTTATAAGCCTTAACAATCGTTGGCTCAATGCGTCTGAATGTCTCGGAACTAAAGTTTCTACCGGTCCGCTCAGAACCTTCGATCTCTGGATAGCTATCTGCTTCGGGCTTCTCTTCAGGGGCATCCTCTTCAGGATCCTTGATATCATCGCCCAATAGTTCTTGATCAATTTTTACGCCGAACTGAGCCTCGGCTAACGCAGACCCCAGTGCATCGTCTGCCAACTCTTCTGGTATACCGTACGGCATCACGGTACCTAGGGTATCCTCGATCGCTGCCAGGATGTGGTCTCTGAAGGAGTCTCGTTGTTCTGTACTGGTAGTAAGACTTGTATAACCAACTTTGAGATCAGCAACTAATTTTTTCATAATATCTGCTAGTGCATTAATACCAGTGCTTCGGCGCTGCCGGGCGTCATCGTCGAGTGATTCAGCTTCCGTGAGTAATAACGTACGGATTAGTCCACGTATCTTGTTTTCTTCTTTCAAAATATGTGCTGCAGCTGTGGTCTCTTCTAAAATTAAAGGTCGAATAAGTTGTCGAAGAGTGATCTCTTCTTGTAATAACAACTCTTTAGCTATAGCCTTTCTTTCAAATACCAATTTGATAGCTCTCTGAACATGCTCTCTTAATACCTTTTCATCATTAGTCATATTGACGTTGTCCTCTTTTCTATATTATATAATTAGTATTCAGTTTCTAATATATTAGTTATAGTATCCTCTATATTCTCTAGTTTGTAAATATTAGCTTCTTCTTTTTTCTTTTTCTTCTTTTTGTCTCTCTTGTATACGGGCCCGGCATAACCAGCTACGCTGCCACCTCCCATCCCCGAGATCTCAGAAATGACTTCCTCAACCAAAGAAAATAGGTAGTGCATATTGAGTTTTTTTTTAGATTCTGTGGCCACAATTTCTTCTTCTTCCGGCATTGAACTATTAACATCTGAGAGGGTGTCGACTATACTGTTGATGTTGTCCTCTTTTGGTTCCGGTACAAAGTCTTTCAATAATTCTCTCACAACTCTCTTGCTATGCGGCCCTATGGCAGGATTCATGTACAATTTCAGAAAATATCTAAAGTCAGATGCATGGAAGTCTTCCGACGGATCATTTTCGGACGTCTTATTTGGTACACCATCCCTGATTCTACGGTTACTCTCTCGGTCAAGCAACGACATGTATTTGCCGCTGTGGGTATCATCTAACTTGCAAGCTCGTTTGGCTAGTTTTAAATCCGGTCTAACTCTACCACTGCTACTGATACTATCGACAGCGTCAAACCTTTTCACATCAGAAATTCCAGCAGCATCGGCCTTGTCCCCACACCCGAAAACAATTGTAGCCCCGACGGGCGCCCCGAAGCCGCCTTCCGACGGTGGAGGCTCTTCTACATACTTCAGTGCGCTAAGAAAGGGAGAGTTCTCATCTGACACTTCAACCTCAACTTTACCCTCTGGAAGGTCTAAGTTCGAAATTATTTTTCTCCATATGGTTGCAGCTGCCTCAGCACCCAATACGACGCCCGGGGTTATTTCACGTATGCTACCTTTCCCTTGGGGATTCGACACTAAGATACGTACTAGGCTGATTGCAGGGTCCATGGCTAACTGCATTAATGCCGCTACATGGCCACGGTGTGGTGGCTTGAAGGAGCCAGGGAATAGAGCGATAGTTTTGCCGGCTTCTTCGGCGCTGTCTAATTCCCTTTCCTTAGCCTCTTGGTCCGCCTCAGACGCCGCGGCGCGAACTCCTCCAGGCGCTGCAGCGTTTTTAGCCAATGCCTGGGCAATCGGATCCCCAGTGGGCAACGCACTACTTATCCCCTTTGCTAGAGAATATAGCCCAGCTGGGAGGATTAATTTGTTGGCCTTCGCCAATGCCGGTACTAAGCCTGGTATCTTTTTGGCCATTTTAGCCAACTTGGCACTTCCGGCTACTCTTTTTACACCCATCGCGCCCGCCTTCGCGCCTTTGAGCCTGCCACCAACTATGGGAATGGCAAAAACTATAGAAACCGCCAATGCCGTAGCGTTGGCGGTGCTGTCATCGGCAGAAAAGTCATCATATGCATCTTCCACGGCCGGCCATTGTGATAGCCCGGTAGGATCAAAAATCATTGCTGCCGTCTGGGCCCAGTCTGGCAAATATCCCATGCCGGCTCGAATTTCATCAACGAGCGAGTCCAGGAGGCCCTCTGCCAACACCGGTTCGGTGGCTTCAGTAACTTTGCCGAACGGAGTGTCCAAACCTTGTGTAATAAACTCACCAGTAATCTTTACATCGAGCGGCATATCAAAAGATTCTCCACTATTGGGATCCTGTACTGTGGTACTTCCAAATCTTTTGTCACGTACGACAATCCCTTCTTGACTCTCTACGTCTCCAAATGTTTCACTAGTTAGTGAACTCTTAACGACGTGGCCTAAGTTTTTAATAGCTTCCCAAAAAACTATTCCATCCACAAACGTACGAACCGCAGGAACTTCCCCAACCCCCGGATAATGTACTGTCTGTTCTGGGTCGACAAGTAAATCAGATAACTTCTTCTGAGCCTTCCCGTAAAGATAAATGTCTTTGTTGAGTGGGTCGACTGCTGCAGCCTTGGTTTTTATTTTGATCCCTTTGATACCTTTTGGGTTATGCGCACTTTTGAGCCAATCTTTTAATTTAAAGTCAACCGGACAATCTGTCTCGTCAATACAAAGGACCAGAGGTGTATTTAATACACGCTCAAATTCTTTATGTACATCCGGGGTTTGGGTGTCTGTTTTATATTTAGTTGGAATCGAAGAATATATATCAAACCCAAGTTTGGCTGCAATGGGACGCATTTTTCGCACTAACGTTTCTAGCACTTCCTTATTATAGGGGATAGCGATACCTTTGTCAGGTATTAATTTTGGATTTCCGCGTCGGTCAAGCACCTGATCGCCATTATCGTCGACCATCTCTGGTCGTGGCAGACCGGGGCGGCTTGCAGTAGAAAATCCTGAACGTTCTTGCTTATCTGGTCGTGGTACCACTCTTTTTTCATAGAACTGAGCCAGTCCGTGGATCGCTATATAGCTTCTGTCATATTCAACTACGTTGGTTCTTTTATCTTCTTCATCCACCTCAACGAACTCGATATTGAAATAACGCGAAGGGTTGTCCCACATTCCAAGTTGTCGCAATTCGTGCTTAATCCCAGGAAGAGACGCATTGAATATGTCTAGTACTTTTCGATAAGAACCGATCATCCCATGCGTCGGATTATCAACCCAGCGTTCAGCAACACGGGCCTTCGTAATCCCGCTCACGTCTACCTCATAGCTGGATCCTCGATCTCCTGCGAACTGTCGGCCATCGATATCGCCATTTACTACTTTGATTGAAGCGTTAACACCGTCCAGCTTTAGCGCGGCGGGACTAGATTCAATCGATGTGATGATATCATAAAAAAACTTAACTAGATCTTCACCTGTCCGGACCGCGTCCAGATCAAATGGGTGATTCATGTGTCCATATGCGCCGCCCATAATTTAACCCCTCTTGCTTTCTTCTAGGATTTCAATTTGTTCTTCTAGAAGATTGACACGCTCCTGGAGCCGTCGCGAAATCTTGCGGATTTCCACCAAATGTTCTTTGGCAATCTCTAAGCGTCTATAATCGGTTTGAGTACGTGGTTGAAGAGCGCTCAGTGTTTCACGTAAAGCTTGAATATAATTCGTAATGTTCTTATCCTTGCCTTCTCCTAAAATAAACCTTCTAGTCATTTTATTCAAATCCATAATAATTTTATCCTACCGTTATTTTATACGCTGTGTCTGCAGGTCGTAATCTTAAGTTAATGGGGCCCCGGACTCCTAAACGAAATATAGGAGCCGCGGCCTTACTGGCGGGGTTTGCGCCTGCGACAGTCAACGGGACATCATCTGGTGTAGTATGTTGCTCGTTCGAACCTGAAATGTTTTCTATAATGAAATCTTGGGTCAGGTTATTCGACATTCCTTATTTTACCGCTTCTCTCCGCAACTTGGAGAACAGTTCTCCTTCATACCACTCCTTATCTGTGTTTTCTTTGATAACCTTCTTAGGTTCCTCAACATCAGGCCTATGGTTGCGCGCCGGTTCAACTTTCTTTTTCTTCACCTTTGGAGCGGGAGCAGCTTTCTCAGGCGCGGGTGGAGCAGGAGTTGCTTCCTGGCCAGCGCGTTGGGCCTTTAAAGCTGCAGCACGACGTCGGCGACGACGACGGCCCTCTTTCACCAAGTTAAGGAGTGCTTCGCCAACGACAGCCTCTTCTTCCTCTGCATCTGCATCGCTAGCGGCCGCAAAATCAGCTTCAGCGTCTTTCTCAGCGGCAGAGACCTTCTTACCTCTGCGCCAATCTCCCTTAAGATAATCTTTTGTAGCAGCAATTCCTGCGTCGGTCATCCCGGGAGGAGCCGTCTCAATCCCTTGCTCTTCAACAAAACGAGCTACTAGGGAGAGCATCTCCTCGGCCGTTGCGTTCGGGCCTAGACTATAGCCAGGGGCCTCTTCCTCACTCCCTAGTTCTACTTCTAACTCATCACCGGGGAGCTCATCATCGCGGTTATATGGAGTGTCATTTACATCCATATCTTCGATAATAATTTTTCTAATTGCCTCACGCAATTGCTTTTCATTAACCATGTTCTTAGTTCTCCTTTTAGATTCTTCTAAATGTAATTTCTGGTCTACAAAATCTCTAACGCACATGTTGCCTCGTAAATTTGCATCTTCTTCCATATTCCTGAGGTGCGGATCAGTCTGTGCATAATCTTCACCTAATGGTCTGCTGTTATCAAATTCACCATTACAATTTTGTGCGTGATGCACCAATTCGTGTGAAATGGAGCGCAGCATATCCTTTGGATGGCGTCCGTCAATATACACCACAACTTTTACTTCCGCCGGATCATAAAATGCAGTTTTTCCCATCATGCTTTGAGCATTTTGAGAATCGCTGATCAGGTCGATTGTAGGAGGTCTGTTGAAGCCAATCTGCTTTTGTGCAAAAGGCATAAAGCGCTTCACAACTTCGATAAATTCATCGAGATTACTTTCTGTGTGATTAGTAATATTCATTGCGGTGAGTCAAAAATATAAACCCTCACCTTAAATAGTTAAATTCGCTCCTTATTCCCAGAAAAATTAATATTTTTCACACCTAAATTTTGAGTTCTGGTGGTTAACCACTCCCTCATATCATCTGAGGTCTGGAAATCCTTCTTAACATCATTGTCATACACGCTCCATTGGCCCACTTCCTCTAAAACATCAATTTTGTTGATAACAAGATCCGTTACTCCATTGATTCGAATGGCTTTCTCTAACAACTGCCAGTTCATCCAGTTGCACTGCCGCGCCCGGCCTGTCGTCGCACCAAATTCCTCACCTTCAGTCCTAATTTTTTCGAATATAGGATCCTTGGGCTCAAATCTTTTAGCACCCACATATGTTTCATACATTTTAGCTATTCCGTAGATATGCCTGATCGATTGCGGCGGGACACCATTAAGGAGTGCAGAAGCTGTAGTGCAATGAGAGGAAGTAACATAAGGGTAATCGCCCCAGTCAATATCGAGTCCAAAACCTTGTGCGCCCTCAAAAAGGATCTTAACTTCTGCTTCATTGTTATGCAATTCCTCGTAAATATCAATTATAAAACTCTGTAACGCATCGATTTCTTCTGCTCTCTTCCCTTTTCGGCTATATTTGTCACGATAGGCAGGCCCGTTTCCGCGTTTCGTGGTACCGATGGTACGATCGACTCCATCTTCGCGCAAATGATCGCGAGTGATAACATGCGCATTCTTAGCGATATAGACCAAATCTCGCGCCGGAATTCCAATATCTTCCAAAGTCTTGATTTCCTCAAAAAATTGATGGGGATCGACAACGCAACCAGGACCAATAATGGACTTAATGCCAAAAAAAACACCGGCAGGAATATGATGAGTAACAACTTTTCTACCATTGTGGTAGATAGTGTGTCCTGCATTGCATCCTCCGTTGTATCTGATTACATGCGTATAGTTGTTTGTTTTACATAAATAGTGTGTTACTTTGCCTTTTCCGCAGTCCCCATACTGTAAATCTACCACTACGTCTGCAATCATGCCAACTCCTCAGTTTATATCTTATTATGACACAAAATTGAAGCAGATTAAACGTTAAAAAGCGTTTTTATCTACGCATCCCAGCCGTCAGGAACATTTCCTGGAATATACTGTGTTGGGACCGTTTTATCGCTCAAACCCATCATTTTATCGTATGACATCGTATAATACTCGTGTAAAGTGTCTAAATATTGGCTATTTCTCAAATATTTGAATGCAAGGTTCTCTGTGGAGAATATTCCGTTTTTTTCAAGTCCGGAGCGTCTCATATTGCGAATTTTGCGTTTTATGCGCCCTGCAAAGTCAAAAGCTTGATTATAAAGGCGATCATTGTATAAATCCTGCACTTTATCGATATGTTCCACTAAACGAGTCACTTTTTCTTCAATTGGGCCTAAAGATACGTTTGGTTTGTCCAAAGTCGGCTCAACAAGCCATCGATCACTCAAAATTGAGTAAATTCCGGTTGCAATGTGCTTTTCATCCTTATCTTGCATGTAAATCTCCACTTCGTGGTCGAAAATCATGATTTCATGGGTCAAATTCCAATTAGTTTGCCTTTGTCGAAGCAAATCCTTCACCAAACCGATATCATGGTCCAAATCACGCAAATTTATGATCACATGGATATCAATATCCGAATATTTTGTCCAATTATAGTTTGCAATGGAACCCGTGATGATAATATCGACTATTTCAATGTCCAACTCGACATCTTCCATAAAATCGCCTACAATTCGGAGCAATTTCTCTTTAACCGAGGGGTTGAGGCGTTGATTGGGTGACCAAATCTTCGATTCTAGGTGATCGTGGACATCGAAGGTTGTAATGGAGATAGGATCGGGTTCATGAGGGTCAAATATGTTCTTATACTCAAATAAAGACTCTTTTTTCAGATGTTCCTTCCATCTTTTATTGAAATTGATACTCATTTTAACACCTCTAAAGACCTAGGGCCTTTTTTGCCTCCTCAAAATCGTAGATGGGAAGAGATTGACCTAGACTAGTCACTAACTGATCCATTGACTCAGCTTCATCCACTGCTGTCATCAGTCTTTCTTTAAATTCATCCTGCGTTTTATACTCACCGCTTTTTAAACGCGCCCGGTGTCTTGCAATTAGGTCCTTAAGCGGAGGGGCAGGACAATAGACAAACAAAATCGTCTTTTCGAGGTCAGTAACCACATCATTGAGGTGCTGTAAGCTACTGATATCTGTCAATAACACAGCTTTTTGGCTCTCTTCAATGGTTTCAACCGGTGTTCCATACCAGTTATTGTTGTACTGGTTGACATTAACAAGGTTACCGTCCTGAAGTTGTCGTAAAAAATCATCCAGGGACCTAAAGTCATATTCAATATCCTGGTCAGACCCGCCTCGGCGCCCACGAGTCGTGAATGATTTAATCTCGTCGAAGCCCATATTTTTAAAAGCTTTCTTCATTTGTGACTTGCCACACCCCGAGGGGCCGAATATCGCTACCAAAACCGAATCACCTACCTTGTCTCCGGAAGCCTCAGCTAGCCCTGGAGGAGCACTGGGTCCTTTGTGCGCGCTTCTTTTTTGTATACCAGTCTCGCGATGGCGGTTGCCTCCCATGTCCCCGATCTTCAGCGCCTTTGCCCATGTTTGTGCGTATTTCCTTTGAATCTCGCCCTCTCGTGCTGCTTCCTTGATACGCCCCACCCGGAGACCCTGAGGGGTATGCGTTATCTTTTTAAGGATAAATTTAATATCTGGATATTCAGTGTCGTTCAGTTTCTGCACGGCCGCTAAGTTCAACACGGAATCATCAAAAAATAACACCTCTCTAACGGATGGGTTTGTTCGTAAAATATCCCGGATTTTACTAACCTTTCGTTCCTCGGCTGGCACTAATCGCTCTTTCTTCTCCAGATCACTTAGTTGTTCGCCTGGTTCCAAAATCTTATCACCAACTCCCACTATGTCAATATACTTGGAGTCTATACCAATATCGCTCAAAAACTCCTCAATACCTTCGGCTGCCTCTTGTTGGCGCGCCGTCAAAACCATAATAATCCGCTGAGGATCTTGCTCCTCGGCGCTAACTACGTTTTTTAAGATGTTTGTAATATCTTCAATTTCTTCTGGGTCGGTTACTGTTGTGAACTCCTCAAAATCTAGGTAGTATTCCCCTTTAACGTCATCAGCCAGTTTGCTATATTCCTCTAGTTCTGCTTGAGACGTAATAGTTTTAATAATTTCATCAGTGCGTTTATCGCGCACATGTGCGGCTTCTTTGGTGATCGCTAGGGTATCATCAAAATCAAATATTCTGAGTTTTGTGACTTTTGGTTCGTCATCTTTATTGACAATCCGCAATTGGACATCGTAATTATAGGTGAAGTCTAGCTCTTCGGCTTGATTGGAAAAAGCCCATTTTTCGACGTCCTCATTAGATATCCCAGCCACCTCTACCTGAATGTCGATGTCGGGGGCCATATCGGGCATTTCTCCGTGCTTCGCCAGACTTTGCAATGCATATCCATGATCATCTAAAGCGGATGAACCGATGACTCTCATAAATCGGATATCAGCGTGAGGGAGCACTGTTAAAATAGCTTTTTTGACAATCTTTTCGTCCATATCAACAGATTTGTTACTTTCGTTTAAAAAAGTCCGCCATCCGGTGAATAGAGCTTTATTGTTCATGATAATAATTAGTTACGAATTACTTAAACTTCTCTTTCTTAGTTTAACACATAAGAAATATGAATTTTAGCTACTTGGCCTTCTTGTGGGTGCGAACTTTTCTTTGGGCGCGCCGTTCAGACGCGTCCTGACGTTCTTCGAGACTATCTACCTGCTCTTCGATATTGTTTAAGCGGAGAGTAGTGGTATATACAAACCCACTAAGCATAGCTAGGATACCACCTAGAGTAACGAGTGTTTTAAGATCGAGAGTTATCTTCATCTTTTTTCCTCTTGGACCTCTCTTCAACCATCTTGTCGATGATCTTTTGTCTCACCTCTTTTTTGTGTTCCTCTTCTAGGCGCGGTTTCATTTCTTTGAAATTACGCCAAGCGTCTTGGAAAGAAAGGCGTTGTTTATCCATTTCAACACAAATGAGGCACATAGATTAGAACCTAACGTCGTTTTATCCTATAACGCTTTGCAGGTACTCCGCAAGCTTCCTCTAGAAGATCTTTCCTGAGACTCTCAGCTGTCACGCCCGTGGCCCCGGGGCTTCCGGGGAGCTTAGCGACGGCGGGGGCGGCCTTCTTGCGCTTAGCGAACTCTCGTTGCCGGTCGCGCGCC